AACCCGCTGCCTTACCGCTTGGCGAACCCGGAACAAAAGGTGAGACGACTAGGAATCGTAGTGTGGATATTTCAGCATGTACACACTACTGGCATTCGTCTCGAAATGGTGGACAGCTACTGTCTTCGTCTGGGACCTGAGTGGTCAGGTCTGAACATCCGGCTCAACAGTCTCCGCCCGTAGAAGTGGGACAGGGAGCTCGCCTACCGACTCAAGTGTAGTGACACCCGTTGTTAAGGGATGCTGGAGTCTAGGCCGTTGGCGTCTCCATGCACTCTCACTGTCTTCCGCGTTGCTATGTCCCGAAACTCTTTGAAGGTGACACTGGGTTGTACATGCCTCATCAGATTGGCACATGGCCCCACTCTGCGGCACCCAGTATCACCATCAAAGAACTCAAGCTTTTTGAGCGGTGCCGGTCGGTAGGACCACGAAACCCGACCGGCACCCTCTTGGACAGATCACACTCTGGGCCGAACAGCAAGCTGTGCGGAAGGAGGGCGAATGCTCTGCCTGTAGTGGTTATGTCCCCACCTACTACTGGGGTTTGGCGTCAGCGGCAACCGAAGACCCATCCACGCTCGAAGGCGCGAAGGGAGTGTACTCCAGTTGCAGGTCGCCAGGGTTGTATTGGTAAGCGAACAGTGGCTGTTCTCTTGTTGGTTCAAAGCGGATGGCACGTCCGTCTCTGATGATGTGGAAAGCCAGTGGTGTCTTTCCGTAGATGAAGCACAGACCTTTGTAGTAGTCCTCCAGTACAGCGTCGATCACGACTACTGTTCTGAAGAAGTTCCTGTGCTCCCACAGTTCGATGTCGGAGAGCTCCCTGTGTTGAGAGCGACCCGAGAAAAGAAACCACTCAGAGGATGAGCCCACGATCTCTCCAGTTGGTGATCATGCCCCTTCGTTCGAACTTGTTGGGCCTGAAGAACGTATCTCCAGGGCCCCTACGTGTTCCACTCCTTGTTCTGAGGGACGACAACGAATAGGGATAGACCGCATCGATACTGCTGTAGTTGTTGAACTCGAAGGGCGGCACCTCCGGTTTCATGACCCATATCCCTACTCGCTTCCCGAGAATGAAGGTCATTCCCTGGAAGGTTTCCAGCATGGATTCGGGTACCACGAACAGGGTAGATTCATCCGCCACACTAAAGGCTTCCTCCAATGTGAGCTGATCTGCCTTGCCTCCGAACACGGTTCGGTACCACAAGATGGCAGTGGGATTGTCCCCGTAAGTTGTTGATTCCATTGAAGATTCCTCCTTTTCCCCCTCGTCCTTCACTTGTGAAGGACAAAAGGGTGTCCCCTCCTATTCCTATAAGGAATTTGAGTTTGACGGTTAGACTAAAGATGGGCTAAAGTCTACTCCGTAAGCAATGGTGCTTGCAAGTGACCAAACCCAAGAAAAGGTTTCCCATGAACGCCCGTGACCAACTGGTGCCCGACACCGCCACCCAAGAAGAACTTAACGCGAAGCTGGCTCTGAGCAAGAAGCCCAAGATCGAGAAGGAGGATCTGGACAAGGCCATCGTGAGTACCGACTACCATGTCTTCCCTGGTTCCTGTCTGACGGTCTGTGTGCTGACCCTGTTCAACGGCTTCACGGTCACGGGTGAATCGGCCTGTGCCGATCCCGGTAACTTCAAGGAAGACATCGGCAGGGCTCTCGCTTACCGTAACGCCAAGGACAAGATCTGGTCGCTGCTGGGCTTCCAACTGAAGACCCGTCTGGACATGATCCAGAAGGCAGGACCGCCCACCGGCCGGATGGCAAATGTCTTGGAGGTCGCCACGTACGTGGGTACCAAGGTCGTGCGGGCAGCGCCCATGAGTCGCCAGTCGTACAACGACCTGCGTGGCTGGATCGTACCGGTGGGTGAGAACCCGGAGGACGAAGGCTATCTGGTCGAATACGTGGATGGTGGCCAGCCCAACGTACCCGAGTTCACCGGGTACATCTCCTGGTCGCCCAAGAACGTGTTCGAACGTGCTTACAGCTTCTCGGCTGTACCCGAACCCAAGAAACAACTCTCGCGTGTGGAACGCATGCAGGCCGAGTGGTCTGAGCTCGATGGCAACGTGCAACGCCTGACGGCTTTCCTGGGTACCGACTTCTTCAAGTCCCTGCCCCGTGAAGAGCAGAGTGATCTGACCGAGCAACACATGCACATGAAGGACTACCGCTGGTTCCTGGGCAAGCGACTGGACCGCATCGCAAAGGCTGCTACCACGAACTAAATAGGAAGGGGGACCAAGCGTCCCCCGTTTTATATTTGAGGAAGATGAACCATGATCACCATTGAACAAGTCGCCAAAGCACTCCCGCCCCACTTGAAGGGCAACGCCACCCAGGCTCTCGTAGACACCCTGAACACGATCTCGACCGATCAGGACATGGCTGAGAACATCCGGGCGAACTTCGTCAGCTACTCGGGTGTGCTCAAGGACGGCAAGTTCAAGACGGAGGATTACGTCAATGCGGTCACCTACGTCAGCTACAAGTTGCTGGGTGATTCGAACCAAGACGCATGGTTCAAGACCTTCCCCCATCGGTACCAGCGTCTGGTTGCCCAGGGCACCTCGACGAAGGACATCGCTGCCCACGTCAGTGCCTACAACAAGGGGAAGCTGGTCAACGCCATCATGGAACAGACGCTGGTACCGTCCTGGGTTCTGAACCAAGACATGTACCAGAAGGCGCTGAACGTGCAGTACGACCTGATGACGGACCCGGCTGTTAGCCCGAAAGTCCGGTCGGATGCAGCCAACTCCATCCTCACTCATCTGACGAAACCGAAGGAAGTCGGTCCGTTGATCAACTTCGACATGCGGGAGAACAATGGTGTCGAAGCACTTAAGAGCGCCCTGGGCGAACTTGCCTTGGCTCAACGTGATGCAATCGCCAACGGTACTGGCATCAAGACCGTGCTCGATCAGAACATCATGGACGTGAAGGAAAAAGTGTGACCACTGCACTGATGAAGCAGTCGCTAGACGACTGGCTCAACTCTGTTGATTACACCGTACTGAATAGTTCGGAGTACATTCCTTCAGAGTTTTCTCTGATCTTCATGAATTGGATCAAGTTGGTGAATGGTGAGGCAGGCGAGTCTCACAAGACACCGCCTGTTCACTTGAAGATGTTGGACAAGATTGCTCATGGAGTTTCGTCCTACATTGCCAATCTTTGTTTCCGTGGGGCTGCAAAGACAACTCTGTTCATGGAGTACATGGTTCTGTTCATCGCAACCTTCGGTGAACTCCCGAACTTTGGAAAAGTAGAAGGGATGATCTACGTCTCTGACTCCATGGACAACGGTGTGAAGTCTGCTCGGAAGAACATTGAGTTCCGTTACTGGAACTCTCCTTTTCTTCAAGAGTGGATTCCTGAGGCACTGTTCACGGACAACTACCTGGAATTCAAGAACAAGGCAGGACATCGGCTGGGTTGCAAGATGTTCGGTGCCAAGACTGGTCTCCGGGGTACGAAGATCTTCGGCAAGCGTCCGACTCTGGCCATCCTGGATGACTTGGTGAGCGACGATGACTCCAAGTCCAAGGCGGCGATGAACGCCATCAAGGACACGGTGTACAAGGGGGTCAACCATGCGCTCGACCCAACCAGAAGAAAGGTGGTCTTCAATGGCACCCCCTTCAACATGGATGACATCCTGATCGAAGCCGTGGAGTCTGGTGCATGGGATGTGAACGTCTGGCCGGTGTGCGAGAAGTTCCCGTGCACGGAAGCCGAGTTCCAAGGTGCATGGCCGGATCGCTTCTCCTTCAAATATGTGAAGGAGCAGTACGACCTCGCCCTCAAGACAGGGAAGATCGCTTCCTTCATGCAGGAGTTGATGCTCCGAATCTCGTCTGAAGAAGAACGCCTGATCCAAGATGCAGAGATCAAGTGGTATGACCGGAAGAAACTGTTGGCGAACAAGCACGCCTTCAACTTCTATATCACCACTGACTTTGCCACCAGCGAGAAGCAGACTGCTGACTACTCTGTGATCAGTGTCTGGGCTTACAATGCAAACGGTGACTGGTTCTGGGTAGATGGGATCTGCGAACGGCAGACCATGGACAAGACGATCAACGACTTGTTCCGCCTGGTCCAACAATACCGACCGCAGCAAGTCGGTGTGGAAATCACCGGTCAACAGGGTGCCTTCATCAAATGGCTCCAGGGCGAGATGATCAACCGCAATGTGTGGTTCAACTTCGCAAGCTCTGACAAGTCCGGCAACACCCCTGGTATCCGACCCACTGTAGACAAGCTGGCCCGACTGAATGTAGTTGTTCCTTGGTTCAAGGCTGGGAAGATGTACTTCCCATCTGAGATGAAGGACTCTGTGATCATGGGGATGTTCATGGGACAGATCCGCATGGCAACGTCTTCCGGCCTGAAGGGTAAGGACGACTGCCTGGATACGATCTCCATGCTCGCCTACCTCATGGCCTGGAAGCCTTCCGATACTCCCCCCGTCACGCCTGAAGAGCAAAAGATGTGGGAAGACGAGAACGAGGACAATGCAGGTTCTGCCCTTGGTTCCTATATCGTGTGAGGTGCTATGTACTACATCGAAGAACTCTTCTGCCGACTGGCTTATGGCCCTCTCCGACATACCTCGTTGGTGGCTGACGATCACCCTGGTGAGATCGTCGAAAGCGAGCAGTCGGCAGTCACCCAATACTGCAATGAGGCGCTGACCCGGCTGCACAGTCGGTTCATCCTTCGGGAGAACTCGGTCATCGTCGAGATGCAGGAAGGACGGACGAACTATCCGCTGCTCAAGAAGTATGCGGTGCAGTCGTACGATCCGAACGAGGTGAGCGAACCGTTCATCATGGACCTGTCCGGTGAGCCTTTCGACGAAGATGTGATCAAGATTCTGTCCGTCTGGGACTCGGATGGTGATCCTCGTCCTCTGAACGACAAGGACAAGTGGTGGTCGCTGTTCACGCCTCGACCGACAGTTCTTCAGAACAGTCGCCCCCGGAAGTACGAAGCACTCAGCGTTGTCTACCAAGCCAAGCATCCAGCAGTGGATTGCGGCGAAGGTGGCAATGGTGTGATCGAGCTTCCGGACACTCTGGATGCTGCACTGGATGCATACATCGCGTACAAGGCATTCAGCACAATCTCCAGCCAAGAGGCCACAGTCAAAGCAGCAGAGATGCTGCAGAAGTACGAGGACGTGTGCAATGAAGTCATTGAACACGATCTCGTCAATTCGTCCCGGACCAGTACCGGCAACAAGTTCAATGACAGAGGTTTTGTATGACCGTACGTGATCCTTTTACCCTTGGTTCCGGTAACACGGATGCTGACAATCTCGTGGACAAGCTGATTGGCAACGCTTACCAAGTGGTGAAGTTCGTTGCCCTCAACATGCCCAAGGTCGCTCTTGTGAGCGACAACATGCTGAAGCTTGCCCCGATTGGCGAGAACATCGCCGGTCTGCTGGCGATCAATGACAAGCTGGATGAGTTGGTAGCTCTTTCCGCAGCCATTGGTCCTGTCAGTGAAGTGGCAGACAACCTGCCGCAGATCCTGATCGTGCACGACAACATGCCCGCTGTGGTCAATGTCAGCACAAACATGGCTGCGGTGATTGCTGCACCGGACTGGGCCAACAAGGCTCAGCAATGGGCCATCCAGATGGGCACCGAAGTCGAAGTTGGTGTTGGATACTCGGCCAAGTACTACGCCCTTCAGGCTCAAACTACGCTCAACAACAAAGTTGAGAAGGCTGATCTGCTCAGTTCGACGGATGCGGCTAAGGGTGCCGCACTTGTTGGATTTGCTCCTGGTCTGGCCTATGCAACCAACACAGTGGGTGACTACCTCAAGACTCGTGCACCGAAGCCTGTTCTGAACGCTGGTGCACCGACTACCGGTACCGCTGTTGTGGGTGACCGCAGTGTGAACACTGCACCCACGATTGCATCCCCGGTGGTTGAATGGGTGTGCACGGTTGCAGGCACGCCGGGTACATGGCGAGCACTGTCCTGGCTGGTGTTCTCGGGTACCACTGCACAGCGTCCGACGCTGGATGCAAACGCTGTTGGTGTGGTCTACTTGGATACCACCCTTGCTGCTGCTGGCAAGCCCATCACCTGGACCGGTACGACCTGGGTTGACGCCACCGGTACCGCTGCCTAAATCTCCTGGAGAGTGTGAGTATGTCCCTCGACGATTACATCAACCGTCAGCCGATCATCCCGCCGAAGATCGACTGGAACGAGCAACAGTCCTCGCTTGACGTGGACTACCCTCCGCTCGATCCGGGACGTATTCACATCACGGCATCGGTACCATCGTCTCGCCCGGCCAACAGCACCATTCCTCGTTTCAGCCTGGGCTATTGGGCTGCAATGCAGACGGGTGATGCTGTGGCTACCGTGCTTCCCTCTGGTACCGAGCGTCTTGCACTGAGTGCTGAGATCCGAACCAACAAGGACAGAGTGGGTCTGCTGTGGAGCTCGAAAGACACGCTGGCTCATCAGATCACCAGCTACGTGGAGAATGTGAACTACCAGAATGTGGTGCTTGCTTTCCAGCATGACACACTACGTCCTGACCAGTTCACTGCAACGATCACGAACAGTGCAGGCACGTTCATCTATCGCTTGGCTCCGTATGGCTTCAATGCCACCACGAACAAGTACGAGTGCCTGGACAAGCGGTTCAACACGAACCGCACTTATCCGGCCAGCGTGTACGACAACACGAAGCCGGGCATCACCCTCGTTCCGTATGCTGGCCGTACGGACTACATCTTCATCCTTGACTTTAATGACCTGCGTCAGGGTCACGACTTCAAGGGTGCTGTGATCGATCAGCGCAAGATCTCGTCCATCGTTCTCGATGTCTTGCCGTTGAAGCATGCTCTGGGCAGTTCTGCATTCGTTGCTCGTGTCATCCAGGAAGATGAAGGGCAATGCCGCATGGAACTCGGTGGTGTCTCGGACACTGCCAAGATCAACCCAGGTGATGTCATCACAGGTTTGCTGACCTACGTCGCCAACAACGAATCCCAGTTCACGGTGAACACATCGTGGACTGTGATCTCTTCGAGTGGTTTTGGATCGTCGAACCGTTCTCTCTTGGTTCAGGGGACAATGCCCGGTGGCTTCATTGACTTCCCGGTCATGTACGCACGTGATCTGCAAGAAGCCTCGGTGGTTGCAGTCTCGACCCAGAATTTCCTGTTCGGTAACTTCACGGTAACCGGCACGGGAACTCGTACCATGGGCAAGCGGACCTATTCACAAGCTGTGAATGGTCTGAGCATGGTCTCTGATCTTGACGATCAGTACACCATCCAACCGAAGCGTCTCGTGGACTCGGTGGTTGCCCTTGGGTACCGCCAAGACTGGACTCTTTCTCTTGGTTCCAAGTCCTACTACAAGGGCTCGACCACTCTGCAAAAGTCCGGTGACACTGCCATCACCGACAGTCAATCGCATGAGTGGCCTGTCCTGTACGCAGGTGAAAGCCAGTTGAATGGTCACTACGTTGTGGGCCGTGCACCTGTTCGTGGTGTGGACAAGCTGCATGACGATGTGACCACCGAATGGTCCACTCGCTTTGCCGGGATCATGGCCTTCAACGGCACCACGAAAAACAGTTCGGCTGAGCGTTCGGCCATGCCTGTTGGTGGTTCGTATTGGTGGGATCTGGAGCTCGATGTTCCCGGTCCTGCTGCAACCAATGCAGTCGCTGCGATGCGTGGTCGTACTCCGAAGGGCATCGTGTGGTGCCTTGGTGACTCGGATGCCATCGCTATCGAGGAACCGGGTAGCCGTTCTCCGGTCCCGACGATTGCTCGTGCCAAGCTGGCAACGGAGAAGGTATTTGCCTATTTCCGTTCGCTCTGGGGTGCAAGTCTTCCCATTTGGATCCAAGAACAAGCTTGGGGATGGGGACCGACTACCCCTGTGGATCCTGAAGATCCGGACGGTGGTGGCCCAATCCAGAAGGGTGCTCCGACCTATCTGAATGCTCGTCGCAACTACTGGGGTGACCTGGTACTGCGATGGAAGAGCTATGGTGTCGATCCTGCCCTATGCATGTATCGGGTGGAGATCTACAACCCGGTGAAGATCGGCCAGGTGATCACCAGCTTCACAGTTCCTGGGACCCAAGAGGAAGACGGCTATGTCTATGCCGACTGGGCCGTTGAACAGAACGTGCCGATTCGTGCACTGATCGACAACGCACTCGATGACTGGGGAGGTCTTCGCTGGCGTGTGATCGGCATCTCTGCACTGGGCGAGGTACCGTCCCAAACCAAGTCTGGTCTGGTGCCGGTGGACAATTCCATCGTCAAGAAGATGATCGTGATGGGCCCGAATGCCTATCTGGGTGGCTACTTCACGTTCCTTTCCGACTCGGCTACGAATGGTCGCAAGGACCATGAAGCCTCTGGCACCATGCGTCGTCGCTATGCAGCAGATGCTGGTCTCCGGAATGTGCAGGTGACACTCCTCGACATCTCGAAGGATCACGGCTTCATCCTCATGGACTGGTGGAAGGATGGTGCTCCGGGTACGGCACTGACTGAAGCCACTACCAAGATCGCCAGCACGGGTCTCCCTGTGGCCCATGTTGCCATGGGCAACCCTGGTGAGACCGAGCAGCTTTACTCGCTCCCGGAAGGCCAGTGGCAACCGATCCTCGACAACTACCGTCAAGCCAACATTGACATGCTGGCCTGGATGCGTACGCACTGGGGCAATCCCGATCTGGAAATGTGGTTCCAGGGGGCTACTTCGGTCTGGCAAGAGACGCCCCTCCAGAACATCAATGCCACTGCCACCAAGCGCATGCGAGATCTGCAATCTCAGATGTGCCTTGATGACATTGGTTTCCTGATGGGCTCGTACGTTCCTGGTGGTCTGGATCCTGCCAACTACCTGTCCTTTGGTGGCCAGCGTCGGTACTTCACTGTCTCGACCTACCATGCAGCTGCCCAGGAGATGGGTGAGTCCATGGCGAAGCACATCGACCGTGCTTTCCTGGATCCGGTCATCGGGTGTGAAGGCTGCTCGCTGGAAGATTCGTACCAAGTTGGTCAATGGGTTGTGACCAGCGAAAACCCGGACGAGCCTGGAAGCCAATACGGCATTCAACTGTATTCGGCCGACTATTTCATGGGTGCAATTAGCCGTGGTGAAACTGGAAGCTGTGCAGACAGCCTGAATTTCATTACGAGTTTCCTGAACCAGAAATTCAATTCCGGTGCTGTACCCACCGGTACGACCTTGAATCTGGATGATGTCGATCTCGGTATCATCTCGATGTCGGGTACTACTGGTGGCTTCTCGGTTTATTTCACACTGCTGTATTCCGATGGCACCAATACCAATGCGGGCTACTTCACTTATGTGAATGAGAATGGTGTGATCACCCGAGAAAATCACCTCACTGTTCATGAAGTCACTTTCGGTGAAGGCCCCGGTCAAATCCTTTCTCTGGGTAATACCACTCCTGTCACCATTGGTGATACGGTTTCCCGTATTACCATGCCTCCGATTGATGTGTTGACCGTGTTGGATGCAAATTGCATGCTTTGCAATCTACGTCCTGACTGCCCGATCAACCCGGATCCTGAAGATGGATTTGCGGTGGGTGACACCTATTTCTCTAATTTCATCTTCGGCAATGACACTGTTCAGGACGACCTGCCATTCATGGCTTTCAAGAATAGTGTTCCCATTGACTCGACCACTTGGAATAGTGGTCCTGGATTCCTGTTGGCGAAGAATGATGTGCTGCGCCAATACGTCTACTGGGACAAGAAGAAGTTCGATGAAAGCAGCATCCAGGCTGAACTGACCATTGCCACCTGGATGAAGCTCGACAGTCCGGATATCGAATATCCGGTTACTGTTCAACTCGATGACTCGGGTGAATTCGATACCTGGACGGATCTTCTTTTTGCCTTGGTTCCGACTGATGGTTCTGAATTCCAGACCTGGACTGATATTGCCAGTGTGGTGCTGGATCGTCCTGGTCAATTCGTTTATCAGACCAAGCTGACGAAGAATTCCCCGGCTTTCCTGGGGGAGGTGAGGATGACCCGCAAGGTGATCTTCACCGATGCAAATGACTTGGTGGCTCGTATGCCATTGACCTTTGCTATTACCGCGTGCCGTCTCACCGAAACGTATAGCTTCCCTGAAGTTCCAGAAATCGAGCAAACCTCTTCTGGGTTCAAGCTGATCAATGGTTATTCCCGTGTTGGAATTTCCGACAGCTTTGCCAAGGGCGGTGCAATGACCATTGAGGCCAAGAATCTGGCTGGTACCTTGCTGAGCGATGGTGAAATTGCTGCGGGATCTGCGAGCTTCACCCAATCTGTTCCTCAGGTTGGATCGTCGCCTTACGCTACCTGGAACATCCAGGTATCCCGGATCAATGAGAGCACTCCCGTACTGACTGCCCCGGTTCGCATGGCTCCCCCGAGTTCTGGTGTTCTGGCTGGTGGTATCGATTCGATCAATTCGTGGGTGAATTCCCAATTCAATACCTTCATGATTGGTTCGAACAATCTGATCCGAATTGTCGATGACACTACGGGAACACACACTGCCACTTCCAGTGGTGTGACTGAACTCAATACGTTTGATCGGCGTGTTTCCAGGATCGGTGCAACTCGCAATCTGACCTGGGGTATTGCAGCGCCTGCCGGTAAGCAGGTTCGTTCGTACAAGTTGCTGGACAAAGTTGACCCGTCTGGCACCAATGACGACCACAACTACAACAAGATCCGGTATTACCAGATTGCGCCTGAATCGAGTCTTCCGGCATATCCGGGTACGTTCACCAATGCAGGCCAGTACGAGGAATTCATTTCCAGCAGTGGCTTAAATTGCCGTGAGTCTTTCCGTGAAGGAAGTACCCAGGAAGTGAGCTCCAGTGGTGGTAGCACGACGACTCCGTATGCACCTACCACTTCGATCACTGTTCCGATTTCCTGGACTGGTGATGGAACGCCTTCTGGCTTCTATACGGCTGAGGGTTCAACCGCAGTCAATGAATGGCGTGGTCCAATTCCGAATGTCCAACAGGCTATGGTGCTTGCTGCCAATGCAGGTGGATATACCCGTCGCCTGACTTGGGGCGGAAATGGCTTCGTTTACGCCCTGCGTATCATTGGCAAGTTCGAAGACCCGACGAATTCCTGAAAGAAAAATCATGAGCCAATCTGCTGTTGTATTGCGTCCGGAGGCGGATCAGGAAGCTGTGAAGACCCTGATCCGGGCATTTCAGCAAGAGATCATCGATGCTGATCCCTATACGTTCATGGGTGCATTGACGAAGGATTACCCGCCCGATGCCTACGTCTCTGTGCGTGGGCAGGGTCGATACCTTCTCAATGCGCCCACGAATAGGCTAATTGCTGCTCAACTGGCTTCGGCCATGTTGACCCAATTCGGCACGTCGAATCCGAATCCGCCTCGTCTGACGGATACGCCAACTGCCTATGAATTACAGCGTCATATCGATGAAACCGGGACCATGAATGGCCCGGTGAAGTCCTATCTGACGCAATTCGCCCAGGCACTGCAAACTGCTGGTTTCCGGCAGACTTTCTATTTGCCTGGGCAGATCAATGACTACACCCCTGCTGCTTGGATCCAAAGAGATCTGAATGGCAATGCTGGTGATCGCATCAGCTACGCCAGTACGGCTGCTCGGGCCTTCTCTGTTTCTGTCTTGGTTCAAGCCTTGCAGGATCCTGTTGGTCTCGGGCAGGTTGCACGCTTCGAAGTCAACAATGAAGGGTGGCAGGTCAATTCTGATGGTCTGCCCTACATCTACGATGCTGCTGCTCAAGACGGGTTCGGTACGGTACCGGAACCCAAGATCTCGAATGTGCACACTGCTGATGCGACCCAAGCAGCCTATCTGATCTACCTGAACAGTCTGCTGACTGGCTGGCAAGACGCACTGGGTACGTCTGTTCTGACAGGCCAGCCCACGGCTCAAGTCGGCATCTCAATCGATGCAGTCAAGGTTCTGGAGCCGGAATCTGCAAATGTTCTGGCTTTGAACCAAGCAGTCACACACTGGTCGTCGCCCCGATACAACTTCATCAGGGTAGAGGACAATTCATGGGTTGCCGCTGGTGAGACTTCTAGGGTGTCTGAGTCTTTTGACTTGGCTCTGGAGCAACTTGGCTACGGCATTGGACAGGTCAGCTATACGCTTGGTCCTGTTGGTTCTTCGAGCAATCTGCGCCGCACTTGGCGGAATGTGGATGACGCTTGGGGTCATGCACTCGAAGCTGAAGTGCCCACGGTTTACCTGTGGGACTACTCGGCTGTATCACGTGACAGCGTGATTGTCACAACCGCTAAAATCTGCGGGTGCTAATGTAGCACTTGCAACTTACTTGAAAGATTGCCATGTCTCACAACACCATCCCGTCTGCTCAACCGCCTGCACGTCGGAATCAACTCGATGTCCTTGAGGACATTGCTGAAGGCATTGGCGAACTCGTCGATGCTGGCGGCGGCGGTGGTTCTGGTGGTCCCGACAAGGAACTCATCACCCTGTCGTACACCGCGAACAAGGCATTCACGGGTGCATCTCAAGGTGATCTGATCACTGGAACTCTGGTGGTCAATGTCAGTGGTGCAAGCCCTGCCATCGAGTCCTCGGTCTGGTACAACCAGACGACTCGTACCAATCTGGCTTCTGCACCTCTGGCAGCAGACATCGATCTGGCAGGTGGCGGTGGTGGTGCCACCAATGCTCAATTGGTTGCGGCTCTGGCAACGCAAACCACCTCGCTAAAGGATGGCACGAATGCCACTGCTGCAAAGCAGGACACTGGCAATACCAGTCTTTCCAATATCGATGGGAAAACTCCGGCACTTGTTTCGGGTCGTATTCCTGTCGATCCCAGTGGTGTCACGTCGCCCGTCAGCGTGGCGAGCCTGCCGCTTCCCAGCGGTGCTGCAACGAGCGCTGCTCAGACCACGGGCAACACGTCGCTCGGCACCATTGCTACGGCAGCTGGTGCGCCGGCAGATGCAGCGGCTGCAAGCGCTACATCGAGCGGCAGCATCATCGCCGTGCTGAAGGGGCTGTGGAAGTTCTTCACGGACAGCGCAGGCTCCGCAGTGGACGACCTGTCGCTGAGCAATACCTACCAGTCGAATCGTTCGCTGGGCTACCTCTATGACACCGACACGACGTTCCTCAGTCGCTTCCGTGGCTCGAAGCGCGGTCTGTGGGTCGAAGGCGGGGTTGCACATGCAGGCACCGACTCGGGCAATCCAGTCAAGGTCGGCGGTCGCTACAACTCTTCGGCCACGGCGCTCACCAACGGCCAGCGTAGCGACTTGCTGATGAACGTGGACGGTGCTGTTCTTGTTTCCATGGCAGGCTCATCGAACACCAGCGACACCATCAATAACAACACCACGCAACTATTCCGTAGCCGAACCGGTACTGACGTTTTGCCTGCGTTCGGCAACATGTACTACGACGGCAACGCTCTTGCGTGGGTCCGTGCACGCGGCTCAGTTGCACGTGGCGCCCTGGTCGATATTCGTAGTACCGTCCAAGTGACTACGCTGCAAAACGCGGCAACTACGGTCGTAGCAGGATCTTCGACTGCAGCGCCAGCCGGTCGCAAGACCTTCCAAGCGTTCGGCACGGTGTCTACCTCGACGGGTGCTGCGACGATCAACATCGAAGGTTCTAACAACGGCACGAACTGGGATGTGATCGGCACCTTCAGCCTGACGCTAGGCACGGCGGCTGTCAGCGACAGCTTCACGAGCGACGACCGCTATGCCTTCGTGCGCAGCAACGTCACCGCGATCAGTGGCACTGCCGCCAGCGTGACGATCAACATGGGCACCTGATCATGGCAACGACGAATCCTGCGAGAACCGGAATTCCTAACAGAGTGTCGGCATTCTCTGCACATAAGAATGGTTCTACACAGAGCCTTTCAACGGGCTCTTTCCTACCTGTGAGTTTTGGCACGGAGCGCTACGACCTACGAGGTGACTTTGCATCAAGCGCATGGACGCCGCCAGCCGGTCTTATCCACATGAACGCCTCGGTGAGTGTCAACACTCAAATCACCAACGGCATCGTTATTTCCATTTTTAAAAATGGCGTCGAATTTGCACGAGGTGATCAACCTGTATCGACAAATGCAACTGGCGTGGCTGCGCAAGACATAGCTTCTGGAACCGATGTCTACGACGTGCGCTGCTTCACAGGAACCGCAACAGACATCAACGGAGGCGCCGCACTTACCTATTTCCAAGGGCAATCGCTCTAAAGGACCACCATGGCATCAACGAACTCATCACGCACAGGCATCGTTTTGCCATCGCGTTTCCTTCGCGCCAAGCTGTCGGCAGACATCAATATTGGTTCTGCCGCCTCTGGTCCAAATGTAATCGTCTGGTCTGCTGGAGACATGAGTGTGTCGAATGGTCGGCAGATCGTGGTGCCTGCTGGCTACACCAAGGCCAAGGCACGCGCTTCCCTCACAGTCACGAACAACAATAACCCTGGTGGTTTTTCGTTCAAGATCATGACTGGCGTGGCCGACGACGGGACGGGTGGCACAGCACAAGGCGAGACGCAAGCATGGCAAGCGAGCGGAGGCTTCGGCGGCGGTAACTATCAGGCGTTCACGTCTGAGTTTGCCGTTGTTCCTGGCGACTACGTGGCTGTGCGCATCAACTGGAACGTTGCCAATTCCCTGGTGCTGAAGGCTGTGCCAAACAGCTTTCTTGAAGTCGAGCTGTACAACTGAAACAGGAGAAGATCAGCATGAGCGCACACGGTCAATTCGGCATCCGGCGCTGGGTCAACTCAGTCACGGGACAGGAGGGCATCACGTTCTGGTGCCACGGCTGTGAGTGCGCCCACAGCGTGGCCGTCAAGGGCGGTGATCCTGACCGCAACTGGCACTTCAACGGCGACTACGATGCGCCAATCCTGAGCCCCAGCGTGCATGTCATCATCCCAGCGCACGATTACGAGGGAAAGCAGTATCCTCAGAAGACCCTCTGTCATTCGTTCGTCGGATGCAACGGCGCACAGCCTGGTGAAATCATTTTTCTTGACGATTGTGATCATTCGCTGCGTGGTGTGCACAAACTACAACCCTGGCCAAGTCACTACGGTTTCGCAGAAGAGAGTTGAAAATAGTCATATAGCTGCAATTCGTCACAGGGCGGTAGAATCGCCCTGCCAGCAAATGGTTCGCCCCGCTAGGCTCAACTCTAGCGGGGCTTTCTTTTGGCCCCGCCCAAACACAGGAATGAATCATGTCTGGTGAATCTGTAGAAGTCCAACTCGCCCGACAGGACGAACGATGGAAACTGATTGAACGAGAACTCAGCGAAGCCAAGGTGGCACGTAAGGGTCAATACGAGCAAATGGAGGCTCTACAGACCACCGTTCAATTGCTCAGTGCCAAGGTTTCGGCAGTCGAAACCAGTCTGGCAAAGGCCAATCCGACCATCGAAGAATTCATCACCATCAAGCACAAGGTGAGTGGTGCTGGCGCTGCTGGGCGCTACATCTGGGCTGCTGGTGCAGCACTCCTGACTTTCATGGCCACCAGTCGGGAGAACATCAAGGCCTTTCTGTCTTGGATCATGTCATGAAGCTCATCAGCAACTGGAAGCAAAGCTGGAAGCTGGCAACCATGTGGGTTGCTGGTTTCCTCATGATCCTTTCGATCCTGGACATCGTTCTGCGCCAGTACGGTGAATCCGTGCCGTTCTGGATCTTCTACTTGACTGGCCCTGGTGTAGCAATCGCCCGAGTGGTCAAGCAATTCATCGACGAGGAAGCCGATCATGGCGACAACTAAGACCAAAGTAGTAGGTGGTGTCTCCGGAGCTATTGCCACCATCATCATTGCGGTACTGGGTGTGGAGGGTGGCTATGTCAACAACCCGAAGGATCCGGGTGGTGAAACCAACCATGGGGTCACCAAGACTGTTGCTGTAGCCAATGGCTACACCGGTCCCATGAAGGAAATGCCGCAGGAAGTAGCGGTTGAGATCTACACCAACCAGTACGCCAAGAAGCCGGGATTCGATGCATTCGCTGTGCTGTCGCCTGCTGTGGCTCACAAGCTGATCGATGCCGGTGTGAACACTGGCCCTGGTCGCCCTTCTGTTTGGCTCCAGACCAGCCTCAATCGTCTGAATCGGGGTGGGAAGGATTTCCCTACAATTCAAGTCGATGGTAAAGTTGGTCCCGGCACGGTGGCGGCCTATCAAGGGCTGGTCAGGGTTCGTGGGAAAGTGAAGGCTTGCGAACTGGTCATCAAAGCGATCGATGCCCAGCAAGGTGCCTACTACCTCTCGCTGACGAACCTCCCGGAATTCACCGTTGGGTGGCTGGACCACCGAATTGGCAACGTACCGCTGAGCCGGTGCAAGGAGTGACCATGTACACAACGGCCCTGAAATGGGTTGGACTGGTTGGAGGTGTAGCCCTGATGATCGGGGCTATTTTCTTTCTTGGTTCCAACTACAAGGATGCTCAGTGGCAAGCCAAATGGGCACAAGACAAACTTGAATACAGTCGAGAGATCAACAGACAGCAAACCCTGATTCGAACCAAGGAGCAAGAACATGCAGCCGAAACAAGCCGTCTCCAGTCCAAGATTGCCGAGCAAACGAGGCTACACGAAGTGGCTCTTGCTGCTGTGCGTGCTGAGTACGATAAGCGGCTGCGGGGCTCTCAAGAGCGAGCCAACGTATATCAACGTCAAGCCGAAGCTGGCCCCGCTCAGTGCCGAGATCTTGCAGCTCATGCAGCCCGACTCGACCGAAGTCTCGAAGAAGGCCGAGGATTGGTACAAGAGCTCCGGCTCACTCTTGGACAGCGTGACGCTGCCATTGAAGCCTTGAGCACCCAGATTCGGGCTGATCGCAAACTTTTTGAGTAAACATCATGGCACTGCAACCCACCGACGACCAGACTCTGAAGATGAAGCCCAGCGATGCTGTGGCTCAAAAACTGACCTCCTGGAAGAATGAGCCGACCCAGGCTCGCTTGAAGAGCGACTGGGATGCAGCCAAGCCTGCTCACGATGCGCACATGAGTCAGGTCCAGAAATGGAACGATCTCATGGCTGCTCGTCGGAAGAAGACGGGTGCAAAGAACCGTTCCCAGGTTCAACCCAAGCTCATCCGTCGTCAGGCAGAGTGGCGGTACTCTGCACTGACTGAGCCCTTCGTCGGCAACAACAAGATCTTCAAGGTCACGCCGACAACCTTCGAAGACAAGGAAGCAGCAGACCAGAATGAACTGGTCTTGAACTGGCAGTTCCGAACCAAGCTCAACCGAGTGAAGTTCGTGGATGACTACGTTCGTGCAGCAGTCGATGAAGGCACTGTTGTTGTCCGTCTTGGGTGGGAACGTCTCACCACTCCGGTGAAAAAGGAAGTGCCTACCTTCGCTCACTACGATGAGATGGACGAGCAACAGGCTGAAGAGTTCAAGCAAGCCCTGGAGCTCAAGAACAGCAATCCTCGTGGCTTCGATGAGAACGCAACGGAGGAAATGAAAGCTGCCATCAAGTTCTACGAAGAGTCGGGGATCCCGAACTACGCAGAGCAAGAAGGCACTGAAATCGTGACGGTGGACAAGGTTCTGTTGAACCAACCCACCGTTGAAGTCATGAACATGGAGAACGTGGTCATCGACCCGTCCTGCGGTGGTGACATCAACAAGGCCATGTTTGCTGTCGTCTCCTTCGAGACGAACCGTGCTGACCTGCTGAAGCGTCCTGGTACCTACAAGAACCTCGATGCGGTCAATTGGGAAGATGGCGGTACCCTGACGACGCCGGACCATGCCAGCACGACTCCGGACAACTTCAACTTCTCGGATAAGGCCCGGAAGAAGATCGTTGCGTATGAGTACTGGGGCTACTACGACATCAACAATGACGGGATCCTGCAAGCCATCGTGGCTACTTGGATCGGCAACGTCATGGTCCGCATGGAACTCAACCCGTTCCCGGATCAGAAGCTGCCCTTCGTTTTGGCGAACTACATGCCGAAGAAGCGTGAGCTCTACGGTGAACCGGATGCTGAACTCCTGGGAGACAACCAAGCTGTGCTTGGTGCGATCACCCGAGGCATCATCGACCTGATGGGTCGCTCTGCCAATGCCCAACAGGGCATGGCAAAGGGCATGCTCGATGCCATCAACAAGCGCAAGTTCGAGAATGGTGAGGACTACGAGTACAACCCTCAACAAAATCCGAACATCGGCCGGGTCGAGCACAAGTACCCTGAGGTACCTGCATCTGCTCTGACCGTGATCCAGATGAACAACAACGAAGCTGAAGCACTCACGGGTGTGAAAAGCTTCGCTGGTGGTGTCTCTGGTGAGGCTTATGGGGATGTTGCTGCCGGTATTCGAGGTGTTCTCGATGCATCCAGCAAGCGTGAAATGGCCATTCTGCGTCGTCTTGCCAAGGGCATGACCGACATCGGGGTCAAGATCATCTCCATGAATGCTGTCTTCCTGTCTGAGAAGGAAGTCGTTCGTGTCACCAATACCCAGTTCGTCACGGTCAACCGTGAGGATCTGCAAGGCAACTTCGACCTGGAAGTGGACATTTCCACGGCTGAGGTGGACAACCAGAAGTCCGAAGATCTGTCGTTCATGCTCCAGACCCTCGGTCCGAAGGGTGACTGGGCACTCGTTGTGAAGATCCTGGCCGAGATCTGCAAGCTGAAGCGCATGCCTGAACTGGCTCATGAACTTCTGACCTACAAGCCGGAACCTGATCCGATTCAGCAGGAATTGGCTCAACTGGAAGTCGAAGCCAAGAAGAAGGAAATCGAAAAGCTCCAGTCCGAAATTGACCTGAACAAGGCCAAGGCTCAAGAAGCTATTGCCAACAAGGACAAGAAGAATCTGGACTACGTGGAACAAGAGTCTGGTACCACTCACGCCCGTGATATGGAAAAACAAGAAGGTCAAGCCCAGGGTAACCAGAAGCTGGAAGTCACCAAGGCTCTACTCAATACGACCAAAAAGGCAGACGGTTCTGAAACCAAGCCAGACATCGATGCCGCAATTGGATTCAATTCAATCTCTGATAGACTCGGCTCCGGACAGCAGGCACCGGTGAGCACTGTCGAAAGAGATGCGTTGGCAGGATCTGATCCCTCAGCAAATCTCGGTTCGATGTACTTTGATCCGAGCCGTGATCCAGCTACCAATCCCAACCTTCGCATCTAAGGACTAGCACATCATGTCTACCGACATCAACGAATACGTCGAAGAACTCGAAGCCCAAAAGGCTGGCAACCAGAAAATGGTTGAAATCGGTGAAAGGCTGGAACGCCTTTGCAAGAACCAGGACTTCAAGTCCTTGGTTCTGGAATTCTGGATGAAGGACGAGACCGCACGGTACGCCCAACTGTCCCAGGATCCGGCGCTTGCACCGGAAATCCAGAAGGACTGCATCCAGATGGCCGCAGCTTCGGGTCATTTCAAACGTTGGGTCGAGGCAATTCGCCAGCAGGCACAGGTCGCCAAGAACAGCATCCACGAAATGGATGCCGAATTGGACCGAGTCCGGGCTGGCGGTGAAGTCGAAGAAGACGACGATACGTCGGCTGAATAAGGAGAATGATCATGGCAACTGTCAATCCCCTTGCTCTGACCGACGCTGACTTTGCTGCTCTTGGTTCCCCGGAGGAATTGCCCGAGGCACCTCCGGCCAAGACGCAGGAAGAACTGGATGCTGAAAAGAAGGCCAATGACGAAGCTGAAGCTGCCCGTCTGGCTGAAGAAGAAGCTGCCAAGGCTGCTACCCAGAACCAAGAAGAACAGGGCAAGCAGCCCGGTCAAGAAGATGGCCTGACCGAAGCTGAGCGTGCTGCTCAAGCTGAAGGTGAAACCGAGGGTGAAGAAACCCCAGAACAGAAGGCTGAAAAGGAACGTCTGGCAGCGGAAGCTGGCAAGACTCCTGGAAAAGACGGCACTCCTGCCGGTGGTCAGGGTGATCAAACCCAGACCGAAAAGGAAAAGGGTGGTACTGAAGCTGGGAAGACCCAGACTCAGGAGATCGACTACAAGGCTGCTTATGAAGCTCTCATGAAGCCATTCAAGGCGAATGGTCGGATGATCGAGCTCAAGTCGCCGGAAGAGTTGATTCAGTTGGCTCAAATGGGCGCCAACTACACCAGAAAGCTACAAGAGCTCCAACCAAGCAAGAAATTGCTTATGATGTTGGAAAATCACGATTTGCTGGATGAAGGCAAACTCTCCTTCCTCATTGACCTGAGTAAGAAGGATCCCGAGGCCATCAAAAAGCTCGTGAAGGATTCCGGTCTCAATCCACAAGAAATGGACATCGAGGCCGAATCGAATTACCAACCTGGCAATCACCGGGTCGCAGACGAAGAAGTGCTCTTCAAAACTGCTTTGGACGACGTGCGTTCGCAACCAAAGGGTCAAGAGTCTCTGGTGCTGATGAACCAAACATGGGATCAAGCCAGCAAGGAAGTGTTGTGGAAGCAACCTGCACTCATGAAGGTCATGCATCAGCAGATCGAGTCCGGTGTCTACGGGCTCATCAACGCTGAAATCGACCGCAAGAGGACGCTCGGTCAGATTCCGATGGAAACCCCGTTCCTCGACGCCTACAAGCTGGTGGGGGACGAAATGGCGAAAGCCGGTGCCTTCAATGAGTTAGCTGGTTCAGGCAATAACCCTGGACAGAAAGCTCCGGTGGCAAAGACGGTCGCTACCCCGAATCCGGTGGTCAAGAACGAGGCACAAGCCAGAGCAGCAGCAGCAACCCGCACTTCTGCCAAGACGCCTGCCAAGGTCGTGAACCCCCTTGCCATGAGCGATGAGGAATTCCTCAAGCAAATGGAAAACCGTGTTTAACCTGAGAGAGAAGTGAAATGTTGAACTACAACGCCCCGGCCGATGGCCAAAAGTCCAGCATCGACGGTGCTGGTTCCGACCAGATGGTCACTTTCTTCTATCTGAAGAAGGCGATCATCACTGCCCGCAAAGAGCAGTATTTCATGCCTCTGGCGAACGTGACGAACATGCCGAAGAACTTCGGCAAGTCGATCAAGGTGTACGAGTACATCCCCCTGCTGGACGACCGCAACATCAACGACCAGGGTATCGACGCAGCCGGTGTCACCATCGCCAACGGCAACCTCTACGGTTCGTCGAAGGACATCGGTACGATCACCAACAAGCTGCCGACCCTGACCGAGAACGGTGGCCGTGTGAACCGTGTCGGCTTCACCCGTATCCAGCGTGAAGGTTCGATCCACAAGTTCGGCTTCTTCCACGAGTTCACCCAGGAGTCCATGGACTTCGACTCGGACGCCGAACTGATGGATCACCTCAGCCGTGAACTGATGAACGGTGCGGTCCAACTGACCGAAGCCGTTCTTCAGCGTGACCTGCTGCTGGGTGCCGGTACCGTTCTGTTCGCAGGCGCCGCCACTTCGGATGCAACCATCACGGGTGAAGTGACCCCGGCCGGTGGTGGCAACCCGGAGATCCCGGCTTCCATCGTGAGCTACAAGAACCTGATGCGTCTGGACCAGATCCTGACCGACAACCGCACGCCGACTTCGACGACCATCATCACGGGCTCCCGCCTGATCGATACGAAGGTCATCGGTGCCACCCGTGTGATCTACGTCGGCTCGGAACTGGTTCCGCTGCTGAAGGGTCTGACCGACCTGTTCGGCAACAAGGCCTTCATCGAGATCCAGCACTACGCTGACGCCGGTACCATCATGAATGGTGAAGTCGGCTCCATCGACAAGTGGCGGATCATCCAGGTTCCGGAAATGCTGCACTGGGCAGGTGCCGGTGCCGTCGTGACCGACAACCCCGGTTTCCGTACCTCGACGGTCAGTGGCCAGGAACGCTACGACGTGTACCCGATGCTGGTCGTGGGTGACGACTCGTTCACCACCATCGGTTTCCAGACCGATGGCAAGACGGTGAAGTTCACCGTGATGACCAAGATGCCGGGTCGTGAGACGGCTGACCGCAACGATCCGTACGGCGAAACGGGCTTCTCTTCGATCAAGTGGTACTACGGTATCCTGATCAAGCGCCCGGAACGTCTGGCGGTTCTCAAGACGGTTGCTCCGATCTAAGTCGTAGCGGCCTGAATTGAGGCAGAATGGGGGAGTGTTTTACACTCCCCCTTTTTCATATAGAGGAACTGACATGTCTGAAGCAAACAACCCCCTGAACCAAGGTGAGGAAGATGTTCGTCAACCCACCGAGCTCGAAGTCCTGAAGGAACGTGCCAAGAAGATGGGCATCGTCCATTCGAACAACATCGGTGTCGAGGCTCTGCGTCAGAAGATCGCAGAGAAGCAGGAGGGCAAGGGCGAGAACTTCAACCCGGCACTGCCGGAAACGGTGACGGAAAGCAAACCGGCTGCTGCCCAGAGCACGTCCCTTTTCTCCTTGGGTCGGACCAATCCGGTTGCCCAGACGGCTCAAGCAACCCAAGTGGCGGCGGAAGGTGCCCAGAACCAGGAGACCGTCGAAGAACTCAAGGCCAAGCTGGAAGCTCTGACCGCCAGCCGTGTCATCGCCGATGCTCCCGCTGCGTCGGAAGCGGACCTGGAAAAGAAGTCCCAGGATGTCGTGAATCCCCTGACTGGCAGTGCCCAGCCGGTTCGCAAGCGCACTCTGCAACAGATGATGCGTGAAGAGCAGACCAAGCTGGTCCGTCTGCGCATCCAGAACCTGGACCCGAAGAAGAAGGATCTGCAAGGCGAGATCATCACGGTCGCCAACGAGTACCTGGGTACGGTCAAGAAGTTCGTGCCCTACGGTGAAGTCACGGACAACGGCTACCATGTCCCCTACTGCATCTACGAGTTCCTGAAGACCAAGCGCTTCCTGAACATCCGCACGACTCGTGACCGTGTGACGAAGCAGATCAAGGTCGAGCACAACATGGCTCTGGAGTACAGCCTGGAAGTGCTGGATCCCCTGACCAAGGAGGAACTGGCCCGACTTGCTGCCTCCCAGGCCGCAGCAGGCAGTCTGAACTAAAATCGGACCGTCCATCAACATAGCCCGAAGTTGAGAAGACTTCGGGCTTTTTTCTTTGAGGTGCAGTCATGTCCTGTGGTGCCGATACCGAAGCACAAGCGCTATTTGAGGCACTTGTTGCTGATGCCAATTTCACCCTGCCGGACATCGATCTGAGTGGGCCTGAGTACCAGATTCCCACTGACAATCTTCCGACTCTGCCAACGACGCAGATCGAACCAATCACAAATGACATGCTCACGACGGGTGATCCAGAAGGACCGGGTACCTTCGACGTGATCATGCGGGGCTTCAAGGCCCACTTGGTGATGGAGTTCAAAGCGAACCGCATCACTGGTGCTGATTACGTGAAGGCATACATTGCTCTCACGGAAGCAGCCATGGGACAGGCTGTGCAGTTCCTTCTTGGGAAGGATCAGCAGTACTGGCAATCTGTTCTGGCCCAGCAGCAAGCTCTGGCTGCTCAAGTGGCTGTGGTCATCAGCCGTGTGCAGCTTGCCACGACCAAGGCTGACTACGAGAAATCCAAGGTGGATGCTGCTGCATCCGCTGCTGGCTATGCTCTCACCAAGCTCAAGCTGGCCACCGAATCCGAAACGTTCTGCCAAGCGAAGTTCACGCTGGAGTTCATGCTCCCGCAGCAGCTTCTCCTGCTCAAGGAACAGACGGATGCTCAGCGTGCACAGACCCTGGATACTCGTGCTGATGGCACCACGGTTGCCGGTACCCTGGGCAAGCAGAAGGATCTGTACACCCAGCAGATCACGAGCTACCAGCGTGATGCTGAGATCAAGGCTGCGAAGATCTTCACGGATGCCTGGATCACCCAGAAGACGATTGACGAAGGTCTGCTGGCACCCCCGAACTTCCAGAATGCTTCGGTGGATATCGTGTTGGGTCACATCAAGGCCAACAACAATCTGGACTAAGCCATGGGTGCAACCGTCAGTGTTTCCTCTGTCGTCTACAACCTTGCAGGCGACATTGCGAAGAGACCCAACTACCTGAAGACACTGGTCATTGGAAATGTGATTTCCAATAGCCAGTTCTCCATGGGTGAGACCATCAATGCTGGGTACATCAGTGGTCCTGGGATCAAGCTCCGCAACTTCGCACGATGGGCTGATTCCAGCGGGTACAACGCACTGATGGGCTTCACCTATGCCCATGTGAACATCGGTGACAGCATTGATGCTGATGTTGTTGCCACTCGTGTACCGCACGATCCCGATGAGTCTGTCTTGGTTCAATCAGCAGACATCACATTCAATGACGTAGCTCGATTTTCCGAGCCGTACGTCTATGAGAACTACCCTGCTCTGTGGAACACAGCTTGGGTAGCCTCTCTCCTGCCCAGTGGTGACATTCAAATCGAATTCGAAGACAGTAGCACGGCTACCTATACGCCGTCTCCTGCTTTCGATCCGACTGCACGGTACCTCAACGTGCGGTACATCCTTGCACAGAACGACACGGAAGGCCCAGTTGTCGAAGGCACTCCTGTCGATGTGGCTGTGGGTGATCCTTATCCTGACATGACCGATTGGACCGAGGTCCATGACGACACGCCTGTTCCTTCTGTCTTGGTTCTGACCAAGACGGTTGATGTGTTGATCACGTACAGCGATGGGAGGCCTGATGAAACGAGCCACACAGAAACCCCCCGTGATGAGAACTATGACAAGATCGATGGGGAGTACACGCGAAGCATTGCAATGCCTGCACCTCCTACCGAGATCAAGCAGCAGAAGCAATGGCAGTACCACAAGCAAGATGCAGAAGCTGTGGACCTGGATCCTGTTGTGGTCACCGAGGATGAAGACATTGGTGGCGGAGTCACCAAGACGACCAAGACCACGACGCTCGATCAAGAGCTCAAGCTCAACCGCTACTACCGTATCGACACGCAGGACGTGACTCTGGAGTCTCGCTCTGCGATCAAGGCCTGGAACTACAAGTACCAGTCTGGTGATGCTGTTCTTGATGCGATGTTCAATCCGACTGAGAACAAGGGACAGTTCTTTCCCTACATTCCTTTCCGGATCGACAACAACCCGATCACTGAAGCGACTGCGCCCATCGTTTATGGGCCTGCGAAGAAGGCTTTCAAGAAAGCTGTGAATGGTCGCTTTGACAAGACCATTGATCAGATCCAAGACAACGAAGACATCGATCAACTCGACTTCGTGTATGGGATGTTTGGTGTCTCGCTGAACACAATGGAGAACGCATCGAAGGAGTACATCTATCGACTGTTCCAGTACATGCTCAGTGATACCTACGAGGATGCTGCGTACCAGGAATACAAGACCAAGACTGCCGACTACAAAGCTGCAACGGATGCCTACAACCACTGGAAAGAAGTGCAGGAAGCTGGTGATGAATCAGATCCGCTTTGGGGCACTCCTGCACCCAGTGTTCCTGTGCCTCCGGTGATGCCCATGCGGTTGATCCAGATTGCTTCTGGTGGCGTGCCCATGATGAACTTCAACATGGTCATCGGTTGGGCTGGCATGGCTGAGACTGTTGGTACCGGTCAGCGTAGGCCTGGAGCCAAGAGAGGTGAACTCTGGTGGGATGCTCTGTCTGATGAGATCTTCCCTGACATTGTGTTCAACGGTACCTACGTTGAAGTCGGTGAGCGTCGTGTGCAACGACTGATCCTCAACTGGCAGGAGACTGACAACTCGTGGCGTGCTCTACAGTTCTTCGATCTGTATCACCTGAACAATGTCTACAACGGTAACGTTGTGAAGATCACGGGTGTTGAGGCCCTGGCTGATGTTGAAGAATCTGGCTTCTTGGTTCCCCTGCATGTCGAGCTCTACAAGCAGATGAACATCGTGAAGACTACGCAGATGAGCACTGCTTGCTGCTATCTGGTCTTCAACTGCTACACCATCTACAAAAAGAAGTGGTACCAGACTGGCCTGTTCCAGGTTTTGGTTGTGATCGTCATCGCTGTCGTCTCCGTGTTCACGGGTGGTGCCTCTGCTGGTCTTCTTGGTTCTTCGCTGAGCATAGGCACTTCCCTGGGCTTCAGTGGAACCCTGGCAGTAATCGTTGGTGCTGTGGCGAATGCTGTGGCAGCAATGATCCTGACCCAGATCATTACGTCTGCATCCACTCAACTGTTCGGCGAGAAGATCGGCGGGATTATTGGTGCCATTGCTTCGATGGTGGCGATCAATGTCGGAACCTCGATTGCCAACGGTGGTTCTGCCCTGGATGGGTTCTCCAACCTCATGAAAGCTGACAACCTGATCAAGCTGACCGAGGCTGTGGGGAAGGGCATTGTTGAATATATCAACAAGGCCACTATGGACATTCAGAAGGAAACAGAGGAATATGTAAAGCAGGGTGAAGCTGTTCAAAAGCAGATCCAACAGGCTTACAGCGATAATATCGGCTACGACCGGGCGGTCATTGACCCCACCGGATTCACAGATGCTGCAACCCAGCTGGGGTTCCGCCCCGAATCACTGGATAGCTTCCTTGGCCGGACACTGATGACCGGGGGTGAGATTGCAGAGATGTCCCAGACGCTTCTGACCAATTTCACTCAAGTTACCTTGAATCTAGATCTACGGGTGTAACCATGTACCTTCCCACTACGACCTACAACCCTGCCGACTTTCAGTTTGCAGGTGCTACTCCCAACTGGGGTGCCGGTGCCACCGGTGGATATGACACGTCCACGCTGGGTGCCACGAATGGTGGTTATGGTCTGACGCCTGCTGCGGGTTCGACTCCGGCTACCGGTGCTCTTTCCGGCCTGGGCTTCAATGTGCCCACTGCGCAGCTTGCTCTGTCGGGTCTGGGTGCCATCGGCAACATCATGTCGGCATTCAATGCCCAGAAACTGGCCAAGAAGCAATTCGAGTACCAGAAGGGCATCACCGATACTAATCTGGCGAACTCGATCCAGAGCTACAACACCACGCTTGCTGACCGTGCACGTGCACGTGGGGCAATGGAGGGCCAGAGCCAAGCTCAAGTGGATCAATACGTCGCTCAGAACTCTCTGCGTGACCGTCGCAACGGTTAAGGAGTCGCAATGGCCCAAATCACTTGGCGCAATGTCGATGCGCCGAACTTCAGCGGTGCTCTCGAAGGCTATCGCCAATTCGCCAACATGTTCAGTGCGGGCACTCAAGGCATTTCGGATGCCCTGGGTGCATACCGTGCTGACCAGAACCGTCAGAACGATCAAGCCATCCTGGCTGACGCTCTGAAGTACCGGACGGCTCCTGCCATCGATCAGGCTCTTGCATCCGGTACCCTGCTCAATGGCCGTACCCCTACGGCTGCTGCTTCGGCTCGTCTGATCGACCTTGCTTCTGGCTTGGTTCGTGATGACACCGGTCGTATTGCCAACACCCGTGATGTTGCCTCGTTCGACCGAAGCCAACGTGATCTTGCTGCCACGGATGCTCTTCGCCCGTTTGCTGCTGAGATCGCAGCGAACCAAGGGAATCCTGAAGCACTCCGGGGCATCATGTCCCGAGCTCAACCGCTGCTTGCACAGGCTCCGGCTAATGCTGGCTTCGATCTTCTGACCGCTGCTCGTGGTGCAGAAACTGGCCGTCAGCAAGCAACCCAGGGTGCTGTGCAGACTCAAGCTGTGGTCCGCAACGATCAAGACACCCAAGGTGCACAGGCCTACATCCAGGATGCTATCCGCAAGGGTGCAAATCTGGATCCGACGACTGCTCTGGCCTATGCCGAACAGGCACCGATGACGCCTGGTCAACGTGCCCTGTTCCTGCAAGCATTCCCCGGTGCCTACAACGGCTCGGTAGGTGGTGTTCCTGGTGTGCCTGGTTCGAACATGGGTCTCAACCCTGGTCAAGGTGGAGCACCTGCAACCGGTGGTGGCTCTCTGGGCCGTGCTGCCGGTACCGCTGGTTTCGGTACCACTCAGGGTTCTGGCTGGGACATGACGGTTGGTGGTGTTGCCACTCCGAAGCCGTTGACCCAGATGACCATGGGCGAGGTTCAGGACTTCGGCAAGAACACTCTCATTCCCGGCAACAAGGGCAAGTTCGGCAATGCTCCTGGCATGGGTTCTTCGGCTTCTGGTGCATTCCAGATCACCGGTCAGACCCTCGAAGACTTCGCTCCCAAGGTACTGGGTGACAACTGGCGTAGTCAGCCGTTCACTCCTGCGAATCAAGAAGCTGTGGCCAAGGCCATCTTCGATGCTCGCAAGGGCGGCAATCTCAAGGACACCTGGACCTCTCTTCCGGACTCCAAGCCCGGAGCATACAAGGATGTTCCCTGGGAACAGATGCGTGGTCTCATCACCCAAGGTGAAGTTGGTGGAACTCTGGGTCCAGCCAGTGTCACTGCAACTGCACCGGCAACTGATCCGTTCACTGCACGTGCCAACACTCAACAACTTCAGAATTTGCAGGCTGCTGCTTCTGTTGGTTCGATTGCTGAGCGTGGAATGCAGGACAACGCTGGCTCTGTTGCAAGTCAGTACGTGAAAGCTGCACAGCGCATCGATGCTGATGCGGGAACGATTGCTGATGAACTACGTGCAGGCCCGTTCAAGGGAACTTCCCGTCAGTTCCTCTTGGGTCAGATCAATCGGATCGTCCAAGACGGCAAGGTCAACCCCGCTCTGGCTGGTGAGATCATGCGTCAGAACATCGTAGCGTCGAACAAGGGCGGCTTCTTCGGTACCAACATTGCCGACGTGATCCCGAACCGACTGCTCGGCAACACGGTGAACCTGGGGAATGGTCAGCGGTTGAATGATGATGGTGTCAAGGCCACCATCCAACAACTGCGTCAGGACAATTCCCCGATCCTTCAGCAGGCCCTGGCGAACACCCAGCGTCAAGCGAAGATCGAACAGGTCAACACTGCACGGGACAATGTGCAGAAGGCCCAGGACGCCGTGACGATGTGGCAGCAACGGGTGAACATCCAGCCCGGTGCTCGTGAATCCTTGGCTCGTGCTCAACAGGCACTGGCTCAGGCCACGGCTGCATTCAACTCGGTACGGGCTGAAACTCTGATCGATCCGGGGTACAACCCGACCGGCCGTAAGGCACCTGTGGCAGTTTCGACCCCCGAAAGTGAACAGGATCGGATGAACAAGGCGATGCTTGGATCCTGGTAAACGGTAGACTCGGGTAGTCCTGCCGAAGCCTCGTCTTCCCAGACGGGGCTTTTTTCATTTGGGGGTGATACACTACCTCCAACATATCTCGAATTCAGGGTACACTATGGCCACGTTTCAAGACTTGATGAATCAAGCCACTGCAACTCCGGTTTCTCCCCAGCCTACTGTGGAAGCGACACCCCTGTCCGCAATCCAAGGATTGACGGGGGTGAAACAAGGGGAGGTGGCAGCAGCCTCTCAAGCGAAAATGGATCAACTGCAACGCAATGCAGCAGTTGGTGCCATGCGAGATGCAGGCCGTCAGACCTCTCAAGGTCTAGAGCTCGATCTTGCTACCCTGTCTCCTGCTCAGATCCTGGCGAAGTATCCCAACGAGGGGATGAATCTTCTCTTGGGTCAAGCAGGTGCATCAAGTCAGGCACGACAAGATGCCTCCGGTGTTCGAAGCAATGGTGAAGCCTTCTACGACACCGCCACTGGTCTTGGGCTTGGCCTTGGCAATGCCGTTGGTGGCATCGCTGCATTCGGCCTGGGTGCCATCAATGACAACGCTGGTGCTCGTACTGCACAGGTCATTGGTGAGATCAACGATGCCTTCCAGAAGAGCCAAAGCTCAACTCTCCAGGCTCGACGGGATCTGAACCAAGTAGAAAATCAACTGGAGTACCGTGACTCCGAAGCCCAGGCACAAGCTGACATTGGTACGGGCATCAGTCCTACGCTTGCCAAGATCAGCCGTGAGGCACGCAATCTCAAGACTGCTGTGTCGAATCAGGCCAGCGACTCTGTTCTGCTGGGTGACCTCACTGCAACCGGTGCAGGTTCCCTTCTGGCTGCTGGACCTGTTGGCAAGGTGGTTGGTGCAGGTGGCAAGGCCCTGGGTGCTGGTGCTGCCCGTACAGGTCTGGTGACCGAAGGTTCGGCTGCTGCTACCCAACTCGCCAAGATCGGTGAAGCCACTCGTATTCCGATTGCTATTGGTGCCATGGAAGGTGGTGGTGCCTACCAGCAGACCGCAGACGAAGTGATGAAGACGCCGTTCTCGAAGCTCTTCGCAGAGTCTCCCGAGTTCAGTCGTCTGGTCATGGAAGGTGCTTCTCCCGAGCAGGCACGTGTTGCTGTTGCTAACAAGGCAGGTCTGACTGCTGGTGCCATTGCTGCGCCTCTCGCTGCTGCAACGGGTACCCTGGTGAGCAAGTTCGAAGGTGCCCCCTTCTCGGTGGCAAACCTGCGTCATGCAGGTGCCAATGTACTGCGTGAGACGGTCGAGGAAACCATCCAGTCCGGTACCGGCCAATTTGCACAGAACGTAGGCCAGAAGGCATATGCCAACCAGAACCAAGACCTCTTGGATAAGGTAGGCGAACAAGCTGGTCTGGGTGGCCTCGGTGGTTTCACCTCTGCTGGCTTGGTTCAAGCTCCCCGCACTGGTGCGCACCTGGTTGAAGGTGCTGCAACGACCCTTGGCACCACTGCTGTGAACCTTGGCTCTGCTCTCGTGAATCCGCTCCTGGAACGAGGCAAACGTATCCAAGCACAGAACACCGAAGCATCCCCTGTGGCTGATGCCAAGGTGGGAGAAGCTGTTGCTGCTGCCGCTGCTGAAGCACCTGCTGCCGCAGAAACGGTCAAGACCGCTGTGAACGATCTGCCCGAGACCGTTGCCCCGGAGGCCAAGCAAGAAGCCAATGCCTACGTGGATGAGTTGGTGAAGTCCAGCCAATACGATCCCGAGCAATTCTCGGAATTGACGCAGGCTCTTCCTTTCCTTGGTTCTCTGCTTGATGGTTCTACCGACAAGCTGGATGTGCTGCGTCGTTTGACTGAGCATGCCAAGAAGGGCGGTGAAGAAGGTGACCTGTCCGCACGGGTTGCACAACTGCTTCTCGATGGTCTGTCTGATACTCTGGTCAAGGAGCCTGCTGCTCTCAAGAACCTTCCGGACGATCACCCGGCTGTTCAGTTCATCCAACAATACCGGTCGCTGATCAACGACATGGAACAGACCCCCACCGTGGAACGTGCACGTGAGGCTGTTGCCAAGGCCGCAGAGAGCCTTTCGAAGCGAGTGCAGGCAAACCCCTTCACCGAGCAAACGGACATCTCCACGCCTGAAGGGGGTGCCTCGCTGCGTGCCCATATCGCCATGCTGGAGCTGGATCCGAGCCGACTCTCTCCGGAATCGGTGGATGCGATGCTGAAGCGTGCCGAGGAACTCGGCATCAATGCAACCCGTCGTCGTAGCCTGATGGTGATCAGTGAAGAACTCAAGGCTGCTCGTGACCTTGACGCTGTGCGTCAAGCACAAGGCCTAAAGAGTGAAGACTGGGTGAGCCGTGGTGTTCTGACGGCTGATGGTGAATCGGCGGGCTTGGCTAAGCAGTCGCTGACCCAATACGCGAAGGGGGTTCGGTCTGCGCACAACGCGGGTAATCTCGATGAGGCTGCTGCCCGGCTCAGTGACCTGATGCAATTCGTGGAGCACATGAGCAACAAGGTAGGTGCGATCAACGCCAACGTAGCTGGCCGGGATGTGAATTCGAAGGGTCAGAGCTTCTACCGTACTCTGGTCTCCGCTCCCGAGCGGGAGTGGCGTGATGGGACGACGCCGATCCAGATTCACCGTGGTTCCCAGGGATCGATCCAATTTGCTCAACGTGTTGCCGCAGAGGCTCAGTCTGTGGGCCGCGTTGCGAATGCGCTCGCTGATGCGTACCCGGAACTGGGAATTGGTCATTTTGATGTCACTCCGTTGGATTCCTCGTTGGTCGGCACCCCCGCCGATCTGGCAAAGGCATACAAGGATTCGCAGAGACTGGTTGTAGAAAAGGCTCCTGCAACGGAGCCCACGGTGAGCACGAATGCTACCGTAGAAGCTACCACGAAGGTTTCCAACCAGGAAGTTACCGAAGGTGCAACAGGTGATACCAAGGGTACTGTTGCAGAGAACCAGACAACTGAATCCCCCAAGGGTAAGCAAGAACCTACAGAGACTTCGGCTGTACGTCCTACCGAGACAACTTCAGAAGAGAAGCAACCTTCGTCTGTTGCCCCCGAGGTTGCTGAACGAGCCCCGGACAATAACCCTTCTCCGAAGGGACTGGCTGCAGTCTTTCCCGGTCTCGTGGGCAACACCAACAACTACTTCACCCGTGGATTCCGTCCACGTGCTGAGGAATCGAGTCGCATGCTCCGAACGGAATCTCCGTTGGACATGCTGACCGAAGCACTGTCGTCTGAACAGGGCCTGACTTCCCTTCTTGGTTCTACGCCTACTCGTGCACTGACCAAAGAGATCTCTGACTTCTACCAGGAGAGCATCCTTGGCATGGTACCCACGCTGGTGGATGCCATGAATGCTGCTGCCAAGAAGGCATTGAGTAAGGCACCGAAGAGCGGAGCCAATGAAGGAAAGACCCTGCTGTCTCGCCTGCAAGCTGGTGAGGATGTGCTGCGCTTCCCGAACACCAAGGCTTTCAACCTGCTGGAGGATGATGGCAAGGGTGGCATGCGCTACAACGAGCAACTTGCTCAAGCTGCTGCACTGGCTGGATTGCAATGGTTCATCACTGCTGCATCGACTCGTGGTGTCGAAGATGCCAGCGATGCAGCCAAGCAATTGGGTATTCCTGAAGCATTCGTGACCCAAGAGATGCTGGACATGCTGCGTGCTGGTACGACGAATCTGGAGACCCTCCAGTCCATCGCCAACAAGATCGAGCAGTACTGGGGACTGCAACCCACGAAGGATGTGGGTACCGGTCTCACGCAAGGCATTCCCATGGCAATCGCCACGGAAGTGCTTGCTGCCATGGAAGCTGCTGATTTGGTTGAACGTGCTGAGTTCACGTTCACTGATCTCGTTGGATCCAACAAGGAAACTGTCTCGCAGACTCGTTGGAAGACCACGAGCAAGATGGGCAAGGACAGTGTGATTGCAGGTTTCCCGAATGCCATCGATGTGGCTATGCTGGTGAAGCCCACGCCTGTTCACTACTTCGGTGATGAACGTCCTCCGGTTGCTACGCATCAAATGCGCAGCCGCTACACCGAGAACACGCCTGCACAGAAGGCAGCGATCAAGGCCAACCAGGAGACTCCGTACTTCAAGAACGACACGATGTCGTCTTTCTTCCTGGAAGGTCTGGGCCTGGATGCTGTGCTGCATCTCCTAGGCAATGGTGACCTTGCTGCCCAGAAGTGGAACGATGGGCATCGCAAGACTGTGGAAGGACAGAATGCAGCAATCGTCGATGCCTTCCATTACGCCGAGGGCTTGATGGCCGAGCTCTCGAATGCTGCTGACGTGGCAGGTGTCGAAGCAGATCGTCACCCGATCCACTATGGCTTCAACATGTCCAAGGTTGGCCGTCTTCAGATGCTGGGTGCCTACACCCCTCAGTCGAACAAGATGCTGCGTGAGATGATCATGCCGACTCGTTCGGTGATGGATCTGACCCAAGCAGATCAACTGGAAGCCTTCCGTCTCGCACAGGCACAAGCCCTTGGTATCAAGGTCCATCAGATCAGCCGTGAGACCATGCAAAAGCAACTGTCGGATCTGTTCGAAGGCCGACTGCGTGATAGCGTGGAGTCCCTTGCTTCTTGGCTCCAAACTGGTGGTGTGATCGATGAAGCAACGGTGCAGGGTCTGAAGGACAACCTCGGTGGTGACATGTCCGCTGTGGCTCTACATGCCTTGATGGAAGAAGCACGCTTTCGCAATACCACGGACAAGAAGGCATTCGAGACGCACCTGTACGTTGAAGCGGACGGTGTGACCAATGGTCCGGTCAACTCGATGGGCCTGCTCTCCATGGGTGACTTCACTGCTGACTGGGTGAAGAACATGGGCAAGGGTGGCCTGTTCTTCGGTCAGCCTGACAAGACGATGAACCAGCATCGTGAATTCGATGACGGCACTGACCTCTACAAGGCAACCACGAACACGATGTCCGAAACCATGGTGATGGGTCTCAAGGCCAATCCTGCTGGTTCGCCTGTTGGTGATCAGATGCGTCACCTGTTCAAGGTCATGGATCTGTTCTTTGGCAAGGATCTGTCCTTCGATGAAGACACCGGTGTGCTCAAGCTGGATCGTGGCATCGCCAAGAACCCGCTGACGATCACCGTCTACGGTTCGGGTGCAAAGGGCATTGCTGGCAAGGTCGTGCAGAACCTCGTCGAGAAGATCTATGAACGCATGAGCGAAGCTCTGCAAGGTGACGAAGGAACGACTGCACAACGTCTGTTTCCTGGTCCCAATGCAGAGGCTGACATGGCCACCTTCGCTTCGGCTCTGGACTCGCTGATCAACAAGCAAGTCCGTGTTGTTCGCGGTGAACAAGTTGTCATCGATACACCGATCGATAACCGTCGCAGCTACTCGAATGTGAACCTGGAGAAGTTCCAGTTCACCAGTGGTGAGCTCGACAATATGGCAACGAATATGCTCAACATCTTCGTTGGTCCGATGCGTGATGCGATCTCGTACAACACTGGCGAGTCGTTGAACGATGCAACCACGATGATCCGCAAAGCAACTCAGGTGCAGTCGATCTTCCTGTCGCATGAGTTCCAGCGTCTTGTGAATCAAAAGCTGGCAGAGAAGAAGGAAGCCAATCCCAACTTCTCTGAATCCGAGTTCCTGACTCAAGCAGAACTCGACGATATCCAGAAGCAGCTTGCTCCGCTGCATCCGTTCATCGACACCGGTAGCCAGCGGTTCTATATCGCTGACAGCCAGTCGGTAGAGCAGAAGCGTCGAGTGATGACCGAGCATGTCAATGGCGGCATGGAAGTTCGCCAGTTCGTGCAAGGCCCTGCAAATGCAGGTGTGGCTGGCATCGCCTCCTTGGTAATCGGTACCGGTGACGGTGCCATGATGCAGCACGCATCCCAAGATGCATCAGTGATCCGTGGAACCCTGCCTGTGTTCGACGGTATCAATCTGCCCCTGGACAACATCGTTGGTGCCAGCCAAGGCATGAACAAGGCTGTCTATGAGTCCTGGCAAGGCAACCCGATGAAGGCTGTTGCTGAGATGTTCTCGGCAATGCTGGATGGTTTGTCCTTGGCTCCGTTGAATGACCTGGAGGTCAAGAAGCAACTCGCCAAGGCGATCTTTGATCGCAAGACTGTTCCTGAAGACCTGACCCCGGAAGACATCCTGGGTGCTCTGCAAATCCTGGAACATGATGTGCAGTACGCTGCCCGTGACATCGATGCACGCCATGCTGTGCTGGCGAAGGTCTCTGCTTCCTTGGATCAAATGGCATCAGTGGGTGCACCCTACCAGACGCCTGGAAAGATCGAGCTCGTGGGTGACAACGAGCAGAAGGCAGAAGCACTTCAACAACTGCTGCTCGAAGAGCGTCAGAACCAGCCTGCGCTGGAACTGAAGCAACGCACCATCGAAGATCTTCCCGAGGTGATGACGCCTCCTGAAGAGTTCACCACTGAGCCTGTGGTGCTCGAAGATCCGGTTGTGCAGGATGAGACTATTCGTCCCATCCCCGTCGTTGCTGACCTGCCGGAAGCACCGAAGAGTACGAGCCCCTGGAACATCGATGTGCAGGCTGACTTCTCGAAGTTCGGTACTGCCGATGGTGATGTGCGGGTTGGTGATGTGAAGGACATCAACAAGCTCCTGCGCAAGGTCAAGAAGACTTCGGCCACAGATGCTGAAGGTCAGATCATTGGTGAGATCGTCCGAGCCAAGGCTGCTGATGGCTGGCGTCTCGTGACGGGCACGCCTGAGGCTGTTCTTGCTTGGTTCAATGCCAAGGGCATGCCTACCTATCAACCTTCGCCTGAAGAGCTTGCACGTGGCAATCTGGCTGGCTTCTCGGATGCCCAGCACAAGATCATCGCTGTGATGAATGGCTCTCTGGAAACGACGCTGCATGAACTCATCCATGCATCGGTCACCGATTCCCTGACGGCTCACTACAACGGCGGTACCGTCGAGCCCACGACCAAGACTGCCATCGAAAATATCGAAGCGATGATGAAGCAGTTTCTGGCGACTCAGACCAATCGGTTTGGTACGCCGGAAACTCGTGCGCTGTACGAGCACGCTGTCGCTGTCGTGAATCGTGAGGTCAACCTCGGGAATATGGCCTCGGCTGTGAACGAGTTCATGGCATGGAGCTTGGCCAATCGCAAGCTGGCTGAGATCCAGAAGAACAAGGTTTTCTCGCCCCTGGTGGCCATTGCCGAGAAGGTCTGGCAAGGCATCAAAAAGATGGTGTGGGGCCGCAAGGTTGCACCTTCTGTTCCCAAGAACGACATGCTGTCGAACCTGTTGTTCAACACGGCTGTCGTGATTCGGAACCAAGCAGAAAAGGGTGTGAGCTTCCAGGGTGCTCCCGGCATCCAGGCTCACAACACGCTGTACGGAACGAGTGACCGTCTGGAACGTGTGAAGCAAGGCTTCCAGCAGATCATCGTTGACACGGTGAATGCTCGCTTTGATCGTGACGTGCAACTCACGCCTGCGATGGAACAGAAGCGTCGTGCTGAGACTGCTGCTCTGCTGCAAGACGTGGACCTGACCAACGAGTTCGCTGCCCATGGCCTGCTGCCCACGCAACAGGAACGTGACGCTTTCTCGATGGTGGTATCTGCTCTGGGTACCGAGGCACGTATCAACGGTGCCTCGATGTCCCGTGCACACGCTCTCTACGATCACGTCGTGAAGAACCTCGTGATGGAAGATCTGATGGACAACCCGAATAGTCAGCATCCTGCTGATCTGTACTACGCCCAAGATCAGTACAACACCCTTATGGGCAACTTCGGTGTTGGCGTGGATTCGGAAGGTCGTTCGACCCTTCTCTCTCAGTTCCTGGCTCTCTCGATGACCTCGGAGAAGCTGCGTACGGCACTGTCCAAGATGGAACTGCCTAAGGGTGCTGATAAGAACTGGGGTACTCTGGATGGTGTGCTCGAAGCGATTGGCAACACTGCCATGGAATCGCTGGCTGCTCGCATGTCTGGTGAAGGCAAGAGCACAAATGTTCAAGGTCAGCTTGATGCGCTGATGAATCACATCATCGACTCGACCCAAGAACGAAACAACACCTTCGAAGAGTACTTCTCGAAGACTGGCGGTTTCGTGGATCAAGCCAATGAGAAGGCCAAGCAGGCTCTCGAAGCCCTGTCGAAGAAGGTTGTGGACAAGGCTGATGCTGTCATCAACAGCAACAGCGGAACTCTCGTGACTCAGACTGCAAAGCTGGCCAAGATCATGGCTGCAATCACCAGCGAATCTATTGCTGAGAAGGTTGCCAACGGTCTCCAGCATGAGGTGAATCGTTCGAAGCTGTGGGCTCCGCTGAAGAATCTGCTCACTGACATGATCGGTCGTACCAGCGAGAACGCTGAGGTCTACGACAAGATCAAGAAGGTTCGTGCATACGTGACTCAAGTCCGTCAGGCTTACGTGGAACACGTGCCCACCACCATTGCCAAGAAGTTCACTCGTTCACTGTCTGACAGTGAGTGGACCACTCTTCACAATGGTGTGGCGAAGACTGACCTTGCATCTCTTGTTGCAACGGGCATGACCACCACCAAGGTGCTCAACCTGATCGACGACAAGACTGCACGGACCGCAGAGATCAAGTCTCTGGAAGCCGACATTGCTCGGATCGATCCGGATAATGCCAAGCGCCTCAAAGAAAAATCCGAACAGCTTGCAACGTTCATGCGTACTGGCGAAGCTGGTGTGAACCTGCTGCGCAACGCTACCGCCATTGCAAATCTGTTCGGAGAAAAAGTGTCTCGTGGTCGAGACAAACCCAGTGATGCACTCATTCGTGCAGTGGACCATCTGACCTCGCTGTATGCACTCGATGCACAGGCCGAGCCTGATCTCAAGTCCCTGTCTTCCTTGGTTCAAACCGAGAAGGTTGGGGTTGCATTTGCTCTGTCGTATCTGGTTGGTCAGCGTGCCGAGGAACAGTCGAAGACTTCCATCTCGGGCAAGGCTGAGTTCAACAACTACAAGGGCTACATCCCCTCCAATCAAGCGGAGAGTCTGTCTCTCATCGTTGCTGATGACAGCAATTTCAAGGACTTGGCTGAGCGCTCGTACAAGCGCATCGGTGACTATGCTGGATCGAACATCGATCCAACCAAGTCCAGCCGTGGTTACTACTTCTCGGCAACGCCGAGTCGTGCAACCTTCAATCAAGGCATTCTCCAGAACGTTCGCACTACCGTGAACGGTGTGGATGCTGCAACTGGCTTCACCATGGGGATGACTGCTGGTCGCATTACGGATCGTCAGCTTGTGGCCAAGATCTTCCGTGATATGGGTAAGGAGAAAGCAACGGAGAATCTTCTCCCCGTGTACAACGAGATGGGTGTTGCGGTTGCGTTCGAACGCAGCATCGATCCCGCACAGCTTCAGCGTCTGCAATACAACACGCACCTTGCCAAGAACATCGGCATCTGGCGTGGTCGTCAAGCAGAAGAGCAATCGGGTCAGATCTATAACGAGTATCTGATCGAGGCCCTGCACAAGGTATGGGAAGCCGACCAACAGCGAGGCACTGGGAAAGATCAATACGTGGACCTCTTTGACAAGAGGGCACTGGCTAAGGATCCGGTTCTGAGTGACGCGGTGTCGTTGATGACTGCACAGACCAAGAGGACTGCACAGGCTCTGTTTGGCAAAGACCATTTCTGGGTGCGCAAGGACATGCTTGAGGATGCGATGGGGTACCGTCAGGCGTCCATTGGTGACGCATGGACTGGTACCACTCGCTGGAGCCAAGCAACTCAAGATCAGGTTCGCAATCTGGCAATCTCCGTCTTCGGCAACGAAGCGTATCGTTACCTGGTCCAAGCGGAAAAGACGGTCCAGAACTTCGTGCAGGATGCACGAGTGATCATCGTCGTGAAGTCGATGATCGTTCCTGCTGCAAACTTCGTCTCGAATTTGTATCAACTCGCCGGACGTGGTGTTCCTCTTGGTTCCATGGTGCGTCAATTCCCCCGCAAGACTGCGGAGGTCAACGCCTATGTGAAGAGCAAGCTGCGAGCAATCGATGCTGAGGCTGAGCTACGTGCTGCTGAAGGCAACACCGTGCTCACCAGGAAGTTGCAAGCAGAGATCCAGTCGATTGAAGACAGCCATCGCCGTCTGTCGATCTGGCCCCTGATTGAAGCAGGTGAGTTCAGTTCCATTTCCGACGCAGGTATCAGCAGGGATGAGATCCTGCTGAGCGAAGGACGACTCCATGCGTACATGGAACGTCTCGTGAGCAAACTTCCGGGCGCTGCCCAGACCGTGGGACGGTATGCACTTGTCACGAAAGACACCGCACTGTTCGAAGGCCTTCAGAAGGCGGTCGAGTATGGTGACTTCCTGGCCAAGGCCGTCCTCTATGACGATCTGACGATGCGGAAGAAGCTCACGAAGGAGCAAGCGTTGGCACGAGTGACCGAAGAGTTCGTCAACTACGATCGTCTGCCTGGACGCTTCCGTGGCTACATGGAAGCCATGGGGATGATGTGGTTCTACAACTTCAAGATTCGTTCGACCAAGGTGGCTCTGTCCATGATCCGCAACAACCCCGTCAACGCACTGCTGGCGGGCCTGACACCGGCTCCCAGTGGGGTGGGTACACCTCTCGGGGATAACCTGTTCAGCAAGGGGCTCAGTGGCTCCCTGTGGGGGTCGTTGGGTATTGGTCAGGGCTTCCGTGCACTGCACTTGAATCCCTGGGCGAACATCCTGTTCTAATCCTTCTCCACCTCGACCGTCTTCTGGATGGTCTTGGTGGTGATGTAGCCCGCTTTCTTCCAGAGGCTGTCCCACTCGGTAGGACGGCCCCATTCCTTGCTGCTCTTGTAGTCCTTGTAGGTACTCCAAGCCAGCTTGACGATATCGTCTACAGTGGGTACTTCGATGAAACGATTACGGATGTCGTAGCGACCGACCAGGATGTAGTCTTTTTCTTCGGTGTCGTAAGCGATGAACAACGTCTCTTTGCAGAAGCCGGTGAGCTCCAATGCAATGAAGTCGTCCCCGAAGATCTCAACGGTACCTGTACAACCGTTGTTGGAGAACTTGGCCTCGCCAGTAAAACCACCACGTAGGATGGCATCGGCAAGCAGTCCGATCTCCGTGTTGATGATGTATCTCATGTTGGTTCCTTGATGGTGGAGGTGACGGGGCTGCGTAATCTCCCCGTTGCCAGTCGTTCTGGCTGGCACCCTAGACACTAAGCACCCCCAAAGAAAAAGGCCTCCCATTTCTGGGAGGCCTTTTGTTTTTGCCCCTGTGCGGATGTTGCTGGGCTACTTCTTAGGTGGGTCATCCTTGAAGGCTAACCACACGAAGAATCCTATCACAACGCAGATCGCCAAATAGGGGGCGATGACGACAATGGCCTGTGCTATCGCTAGAACTGCCATCACAGCCAAGGCCCCAACTAGGAGGGCCTTGAGCATGCTCAGGAGTTCTTCGGACGGCTGAGACCTGCGAACAGGGAGCTACGCGGTTTCTCGCCCGCTTGCTCCACTGCTTGTTGTTCACCCGACTGGGAAGCAGCGTCGGCAGTGCCATCCGTCGCACCCACATCCGAAGAAGTCGAGTTGCTGCCTTCGTCCAGGCTCTGCTGCTCGCCGTCGCCGACGTTTCCCTGTTCGACTTCGCCCTGGGCTTCACCGGCCGTCTCGGTCTTGATGGTGCCAGTTGCCTTGTCCAGGACCAGATCGGTGCGAACACCAGCGGTGTTCGGTTCTTCCTTGGTCTGGTTGACGGGAGTCACACGAGGACGACGTTGGACAGCCGGGGCTGCGACAACGGGTTCCTTCTTGGGCACGATGTCGATGATGGCCGTCTGGCCGTCTTCGCCACGGGTGGCCTTGAGGGTGATGTCGATCTGCATGCCTTCGCGCACGTTGATCTGCTGGTGCACGTACTCACGGATCGCGGTCTCGATCTCGGCTTGGTTCAGTTGAATTTGCATACGCTGTTCTCTCACGGTTTCGCTCCGAGTAATCGGAGCATGTTTTGGAATACAGGAGTACGAACTCCTGCATGAATGGCTCCGATGGCATCAGCGACATGCTCTGCTCTCGCTACGATCTCACCCCTGTGTCGGGGCCAGTTCGCTTGCGGATACAGGCTCACGCCTGCTGAAATCATCTCTTCCTTCGTTGCGAGCTTCTTGCCCGCCAAGGCAACCTTGACTTCGGAGGCCGTTACCTCGATCAGTTGGATGCCCTCGGCTCTCATGGAACCAAGGATGCCAACACACATGCCATAGGCCTTCATGCCGGATGCCGACTGGGAGCCCACGGGCACCTCTACGAAGATGGCCTTTGCCTTCTTCGCGGCAGGCAGAGCAGTGAAATACAACTCTTCAGCGATGGTCATGTCAATTGAATTGGTACGGACTTGCTTGTGAGTCTTCTCCTTTGGCTCAATGAGCGACAGGTGAAGGTCATCAAGAAAGCCCGTCTCCAGATCGAGAGTGCCTTCAGCAATACCCCAGTGCCTCATACTGGGGTCGAAGCCCACGACTGGGATACGCATCAGCCTTACTTCTTGCCGAAGAGGCTCTTGCGTTCACCGGCCGGAGCCGCACCGGCTTGAGGTGCTGCCTTGGCGTTGCTCTGGGGAGCACCGGCTTGGCCTTCCTTCAGCTTACGCTTGTCACGGGTCTTGCCCTTGTTGCGTTCGATCCAGCCATCCTTGAAGGATGGCGCTTCCAGGCCAGCACGCACTTCGACGACGGTGTAGCCGGTCTCGTCGTGAAACACCTTGTCGATCTCATTGATCTCACGGGTTTCGTTGGTGGGCTGGTACTCGCCGTTGGCGTCCTTGACGGACTTGTTCTCCAGCACCTTGAGGATGCCCAGGCCGACCGTCTTGCCGATCAGTTCGATCAGCACCGGCACGTTGGTCGGGACTTCCTTCTTGGCTTCGAAGTCGTAGATCTTGACGACCTTCTCTTCGACATCCACCTCGGACAGATCCTTCTCCACCGTGCACAGGCAGATGTCGTCCACGGTCGTGAAGCCAGGCAGCGGCACCTTCTTCGTCTTGTCGTCCTTGTTCAGGAAGTAGTTCTTCCCTTCCTTGTCCGTGACGTAGATCGTCGTGCGCAGCGGCTTGCCACCCGGCAGTGCGAACTCGAAGTTCACTGCCTTGGCACCGCTCTTGGCAGTCGTGGCGTACGCCTGCCTGATGATGGCGGCGTAGTAGTCGGACTCGACCGCACCGAAGCCGCCAATGCGGTCTTGCGATTCTTCGAGGCCATTCTTGCTGAGGTTTCCAAACAAGCTCATGATTTTCTCTCTTCTCTATCTCTTGGTTTCTCTATGGTTGATCTCTGCTTTTGCTTACGGCTTGTAGAAATCTTCCAGGTGTTGCAGCAGGAGTGCTGCGTTGTTGTCCATGAAGGTTTGATCCTTCGTGAACAGCCCCATCGGTGAACGGATACGTGCACCAACGGTGGTCTTGGTCGGACGAGTCTGGAACACGTGCTTGTAGCCCAGTTCCTTCTCTTCTTCCGTGATGTTCAAGAGGGAAGACTTGTAGTCCTTGAGGGACTTCACGTCAATCTTCTTGGCATGAACCACAGTGGAGAAGTAGGCTTCCACACCGTTGTTCTTCAGCGAGCCCTTGATGGGCACACTGACCTTCATCTCCATCGCTCGTTCGTCCAGGATATCCAGAACGTGGGCGATGATGATGACTGGCTTTCCGAAGGCTGTCACCTTCTGCTGCATCAGCCGCTTGAAGAACTGGGCATAGTTGCTCCAGCCCTTCATGGTGTCTGCTTGACCCAAGACATACTGGGTCTCGAACATGTCCATCAGGAAAGTCAGCGAGTCCACGATGATGCCGTCGATCTCTCCAGCACCTTCGCCGGTGGTGTAATGATCGAATGCCTCGTGGACCTGATAAGGATCCTCGATGCGGAACTGCTGAAACTTGTTCTTGAACGGCAGACGTTTGCCAGCCTCGGTGTTGAGGTAGGCCCAGCGTTCCTGGTTGGGGATGCCTTGCAGTGAGGCAGACTTGCCTTCACCCGAGTAGCCACCGATCAGAATCAACTGATCGTTTTGCTCCAGGATTTGATCATCGGTATCTTCCATTCTCTTTCCTTGGTTCAGGTGTGCTCCCCCTGGTGGGGGAAAACACACTCACTTTTGCACGAACTTCTTCGCAACAGTAGTCAGGATCGTCATGTCGATTTCTTCCGCACTCAACGGGTTGTTGAGTTTGGTGTTGAAAGCATGGACCTGCTTGTTCACGGTCATGAGATCCATGCCGCTATCCACCAGAGCCAAGGCGTACTTGATCATCTGGTTGTTCCTGCTGCCCGTTGCAATACGCTGAGCGAACCAGCGCTCCAAGTTGTCCAAAGACTGAACCTGTTGCATGCCTCGCTTGTACTGCTCGTTCTTGCTGGTCTTGGGAATGAACGGCAGAGCATCCAGCAGCTCACCATCGTTGATCTTCAGTTCGCCCTTGTCATAGCACTCCCACTTGCGGGAACGCTGATTCGCAGACTCATCGATCTTGAATGGCAACCACTGGGTCACGCTTTCCATGAACCCCTTGTAGTCCTCACTGTCGAGCTCCAACACGTAGTTGATCGGCAGAACCAATCGGAAGCGATCACCGTGCCCTTCGGTACGATGACGCTTGGTCGTGTAGGTAATGAACTTGTAGTCCTTCAAAAGCTCGTGGGCACTGTCCAGGGACTGTCCGGTGTCCACGTCGATCACGATCATGTTGAACCCCGGTACCACGTTCTCTTCTGCACGGTGACCCTTGCTGAAGAAGTGGTTGGCCCAGTGGTACCCGGCTTGCTGGAACAGCATTGGACCCAAGGCATCGAAGGGCACCTTCTCGTTGCTGTAGTTGTAGGCAAAGTGATCGCTGTAGGCCACATACATCTCGTCGGTGTTGGTCTCTGCCAGGGTTTCGCCTGCAAAGAACTCGATGCCATCCACGAAGGACTTCTTGATGACGATGTGCTTCTTGTAGCCCCAGGCAGTTGCCAGGGTCATCATCTCGTTGCGTCCAGCAGCACTGCTCTTGTAGAAGGGCAATGCCTCCATGAGGTCAGCATGCGTCACGTCGGTTTTCACCGCAGCGATGTACTTGGCCAACTTCACGTAGGTCTTCTCACGGGACAGTATCGACTGGAAAGCCAATCCTGATTCCTCGACCAGCTTGATGGCTTGTCGGAGATGACCCATTTCCACTTGCAGGGATTCGTCGATGAACGCCAGTGCTCCAGCCAACTTCAGTGCCTTGAAGTAGCGATGTGACAGTTCTGCCTTCTTGATCTCTTCGTGTTCGGCCAGCAGGTCAGCTGCCTTCTCACACTCGATCTTGTAGGTCAGCAGTTCGATGGCCACATCGTCTTCCACTTCCATTTCCCAGCCATACATGGCCGGGTCTGCAAGCTTGTGGAACTGCTGCTGCCACTTCGACACAGCTTGGCTGTTGGTTGGGGCGATCAACTTGGCGTAGATCTCCGCAGCCGATTGTGTGTTGTGTGCCTTTCGTTCTTGGATCCCGATACCGAACAGGCATCGACGGGCATAGCCAGTCTCCAGCATGCTGTAGAACTGCTCTTCGGTCTGGGATCCATCGAAAAGCTTCGAGGGGGTACCAAACAGAAGCATGTTCGTTGGCGTCTTGCCATCGACCTCTTCACCACGCTGGTTGTCAGCCGTGTTCTTGGTGAGCTTCTGTTTGACCATGCCCTGGTCATAAAGCTCCAGGAACAATGTGAGCACGTCGGTTGCACCGATCAGATTGGATCCAATTTCGTCGATCTGGAGATTGATCGAACCGACATTCGCCATCAGCAACTTGTGTCGCAATTGCTTCACTGCTGGTGGCGTGCCACTGTCGAAGGTGAACGGGAATGCACCCGCACCACGGAACTCCCGTTCTGCCTTGTCGTACTCTTCCTGAGGATCGGTGGCATCACGTTGTGCACGCTCTGCTGCGATCTTCCAGAGATTCTTTTCGGCAATCACTGGCAGAGTCTCGTCCATGAAGCGGCGCTTGAAGCCGCCCATGAATTCGTTCTCCACGATGTTGACGGAGTGACCCTTGCCGAAACCAGAAGTGGCGAGTGCAAGAGCGTAGATATTCACCGGGATCTTGCCTCGATCCTTGGTGTTGATGGTCGCTCGCATGCTGCTTGCCATCTTCCCAAGGAAGTAAGCGGCTTCTACACGGAAGAAGCCCCGGTCGGTGTTTTGGGTACGAGCACACAGCACGTCCACAATCTCTTCGATTGCAGGGTGATGCGAAACTCCGTCAAGGTTAATCATTGAAGTACTTATCCTTCTGAGTGCAAATGTTGAAAGCATCGCAGTAGTCGCAACGCTTGACCTCGCCGGGCACGATCTTGATGATGCCCTTGCCACCCTTCTCCGACATGAACTGCTTGGCAGATGCCATGTCTTCAAAGTTCCTGGTGGAACGTGTGGTCTTGGTTGGATCGGCGTAGTACTTGTACTGCGGATCAGAACGCCAGAGTTCTTCGTCGGAACATTCCGGAAGTTGCTCTTGCGGTGTGTTCCAGTGCTTCTCGATCAAGTCGAGCTTGCGGGTCACCCAGTTCTCTGTCTCTTGGAGACTCAGGAGCTTGAGCTCCTTCGACATCACACGCATCTGGGGATAGCGTGGATCCTGCTTGGCCTTTGCCTTGGACCAGTCGGTGAAGATGTAGTTGATCACCATGGTGTCCTGCGTGATGATCGTTGGGTTGAGCCAGCGATACAACGAACCTTGCAGGATGTGTTCGTCATCACGAGAGCCTGCCACCCAGACGAATGCTGAAGTGGACTTGTGATCCTGAACTTGGCCTTCTGCCACCAAGTCGAACTTGCCACCGATGCGGTAGCCACGGAACGACTTGATCACTCGTTGTTCCATGTAAACCGGAATGACATCCGGATGTGCAGCCTGTTCAGGCGTCGGGTTGATCGCCACACGGGCGATGATGTCTTCAGGGTAGCCGAGCTTCGCAAGATTCTCACGATAGCCTTTGGCCCATGCCTTCTCGATGGAGTCGTGCACAGCATGGCCGAACGTTGTGGCGATGCGATCTGCCACATCGATCTGCTCACGATCTGCCGGAGCCATACGCTGGGGCAACACGATGTGTCGCAAAGGCTTCATCAAGCGAGTCGCTGAGATGTAGTTCTCTTCGTCGATGTAGTCGTAGTCGTCATGGGCCAGCCAGACGGCAAGAGGCAATGCAATGCCATGATTGTTGGTGAATCTCATACGTAGGCTCCGAGGGGAAATGAAACGAAACAGGGACCAGAAAAACCGGCCCCTGTTTCCTTGGTTCAGCTTGCTTGGCGTTGCAGCTTCTTCAGGATGCGTCCAGCGTAATGAACGATCTTTTCGGCACCGTACAGTGCCTTGTGATCAGGCTTGCCATTGCCTTGACGGGCATTGGCTGAGCGCCAGATCTCCTTGAAGATGTTGGCCTCGTTCGGGTCGAGTCCAAGGGCATCGATGATGTCCTCGCACTCTGCCGTGTATGGGGCCTGATCCGAGCGTTGGGGGTGTGTCACACGAACCAGGTAATAGTTCGTGAGGCCCCCTGTCAGCTTGTTTCGCGGCTCGATTGCAGGTCCAAGAAGATCAGGCTGAATGCTGTGGGCGCAAGGTCCGAGATGTCCAGCGGATCGTTTGCACGGTCCGTAATTGGGCACGATCTTGTTGCACATCTTGACAGCCGAGGCTAGATCAAGTCCTTCTGCCATGATCACTCCAGGGAGTCGCATCCAGGGGCGCTCTCGCCAGCGATGGGGGCCTTGGCATTGCTCACCTCCACGCCTGCTGCCTTGGCCACTGCAATGGCCTCCTGGACGAGTTGTTCGGGGCTCTTGGGACCATTGAACTGTTCCGGGGTCATGAAGCCCAGATGCATGATGCTGTCGATAATCACATCGACCACATCCACCTTGTCCTTGTGGACCACACGGTACAGCGATTGCTGTGCGCCCATCTGGCCCTTGGCGATGCTGTTGGCCGTGAACTCACGGTTCGGTTGAACCAAGAGAACCTGGACCGGGATTCGGCTCACGCCAACCACGTTGTCAGGGCTCTTGGCTGCTTCACGGTCTGCTGCATCGATGGTGATGCAGGTTGCTGCCAGCAGGAAGTAATGCTGCTTGATTGGGGATTTGCTGCTCATTTAAATCTTTCTGGAATAGGCTGTTGCCTGTTGTGTTCGGCGTGGCTCACGCCATGGCCTTGTCGATGATCTGGAAGACCTCTTCTCTGGTCGCTCCATTCGGGATGCCGATTTCCTCTTTCCAACTCGGCCAGAAGATGGAAAGCTCCCCGCCGAGCTTCACGTCAGGGTGAGCAATCTCGGGGTGAGCCTGCCATTCTACGGCTTCAACTAGATGTTTGTTGGTGTAAAGGATAGGCTCGATGCTGTCCCGGATCATTGCGTATCCGGCGTCATGGATCTGGGCACATGGCCTGATATCCAGACGATGTGAGGATGCCCTCACTTTCTGCATGAACTCCGACCAAGCTCGGCTGTTCAGTAGGCACCAGCTTTGCCCAAGAGCATTACCGGCTGTGCGTCCTTCAGCTTCTGCCTCATGTGGTGTGCTTCGTGTTCCACGAATGACCTGATGCAGCAGTGGGGTACGGACTCGAAGACCGAAAGCAGCAATGACGTAGCCGTCCTTGCTGGCCTGTGTGAGCTTGTCCTGCACCCAGTCGATGCTGACCTTGTAGAGCTCTTTGTAGCGCCCTTCGATCTGCTGAGCCACTTCCTTCGAGAAACCGCAGTTCCTCATCAGGGTGATGTAAGTACCCTGGTACGTCAGTGCGAAGGTCGGTGCCTTTGACAGGAAACGCTCATGTGGGTACTTCGCTGCGATTGTGTTGATCGACTCGACAGTGTTGACGATGCCGATCATCTTCTCGGGGAAGTACGCAAAGGTGCGTAGGCAGTGCCCATCGTAGCCATCGGTATAGACCTTCAGCTTGTTTGGATCCTTGGTAGTGAGGGCTGAGATCCGATCCTCCAAGGAGGCGAAATCCAACCCGCACAGGAGCCAACCAGGAGGTGCCTGGAAGCAGGCCTTGATCTTCTTCGCGTACTTGCTGTTTGCTGGCAGGTTCTGCAGATTCGGGTCTGAACTCGATAGTCGTCCGGAGACGGTGCCACCGAGATTGAAGTTCCCGAAGAGGTAGTGCCATCCGTCAGGCCCCATGGGCGCTGCCTTCATGGCTGGGATGAACGAGGTGAGGATCTTGTCCACCGCCTTGTAGTCCATCAGGTGATTCAGGAAAGCTAGCTCATCTTGATTCGAGGTGTGGTTCCTCAAGTCTTTGATGACATCGCCACCTGTCTCTGGCTGCTTGCTTGCTGTGAGGCCCAACACGGGCAGTCCAAGCATCTTGAATAGCAGTTGCTGCAACTGGGGTCCCGAGTTGGGATTGAACTCAATCGCTTCACGTAGCTTCGGATTGTTCGGCAGCTCTGCCAACACTTCACTGACAGTGGTCCGCTTCTTCTTCCACTCTGCATTCTTTTCTTCGACGTACTGCTCAACTCTCAGATAGTTGAACCGCTGCACTACGTTGGTTGCATTCATGCCTTGTAAGGCATTGTCGTAGTCGATCTGAAGCTCAGCTTCTGTTTCCAACACCTTGGGCATGCTCAAGGGCATTCCAGTCAATTGCATCTGGATGATGTCAACGATGGCGGGTTGGAACAGGGTCTTGTAGATCTCCAGTTGCTGGTCGTTGACCATCTTGTCCCACCACTTGTTGTAGGTGTAGTGTGTGCTCAGCCCGTCAACAAGGTTGTATTGCAACAGGCTGTCCAGTGGGATCTTGGTGATGTCGTGGATCTCTTCCACGGCATAGTTACCAGCAAACTCTTGGGCTTGTTCCTTCAAGCCCAGTTTGTTTCCAGCACACGAGTTGGTGGCTAGGTAAGTGACGAGCTTTGTGTCATCCCAATTCTTCAGCATGACCGATAGGCCATACAGCAGTCCTTCTTGATCGAGCAAGTCTTTCATGAAGAGCTGATAAATCAGAACGTAAACGTCGAAGCTGATGTGGTGATACATCGCTCGCTGCGACAGTCGTTCGAAGAATCGCCGCAGCAATTTTCTTCTTGGTTCATTGCGAACGTTCATCCCATAAGGAGCTTCGGTTGCTCCTTCTATGGGCACATAATCCACAGCGAATGCAATCCCTTCGTGCTGTGACCAGCAGAAAGTGATCGTGCCAATGCCTGCTTTGTAGTGCTTCAGATCGAATGCTTCGATGTCGATGGCAAGCGGCTTGTCCATCTCCAGCAGCTTTTCAAGCCACTGTTCGATCTCTTCATCGGTGGTTGGGTACTCAGCGAAGTGAATGATGCTTGCACCAGGGTCTTGGTAGTTCCCATTTGCATGGGCTTTCACAGCCTCCATGGTCTGAGCGATCTTCGCTTTGATCTTCACCGGGTCATAAAAGATAGACCGGTAGTTGGGCACGTACCCAACCTTGAAATCGCCATAGGGGCTATCAAGAAGATAGCCCAGCATGGCTTCGCCCTTTGCTTGTTTCGTGAGCACCTTGAAGTACTCCACGTCAGCCACCAGGACGTATTGTGTTTTGAAGTCTTGCAGCACAGGAGCAACCATCGTTTCGATGTATTGCTTCAACTCTGCTACCGGTGTCTTCTTCTTCTCCCTGCTGTAGTGCAGGTCGAGGATCAACACCGAATCTTGATCCAATGCAAATGGTTTGACATACGCATCGAGAATGGGGGCACTTTGAATGGTAGGAACCAAGAAAGCCACTGGGTAGCTTTCTTGGCTCTCACCCAAGGTGAGATGGTTCATGCATTCCTCACAGGATCAGAGACATACCGAGGTAGAGCTCGATTTTCGGGAGAAGTCTCTCGTAGTCACGTTGCAGGCGTTCGTCCTTGAAGAAGTAAACCTCTTGGTTGAACTGTCGCTGATGACCAGAGAAACCGGCGTACACCCAAAGTGAATTGGGCAGTGCATCCCTGATCTCTTCGAGATCGTTGCACTGGTACAGCAGCTTCACCAGCAATTGGTTGATCTGCCTTCTGTCGGTCTGGACGATCTCGTACTCTCGATGGATCTTGTCCATCTCGGGTACCAGATGAAGTGGCAGAGCCTTTCGCTGGGAGTGCCTGCGATGAGCGTTGGGGCTGTTACGCCTCACGTACCACTTGCCGTTGTAGATGAAACCGAGCGACTCTGTTCCATGCTCATCTCTGCCCATTCGATCACACAACGATGTGATGTTCTTTTGGAACTCAGTGTCGTATTTACCGAATAGCCTGTCGATGATCTGATCGATGATCGTCACGCCTTGGTCAAGCATCTTGGCCCTCCTAACGAATGAATCCGCCGAACTTTTCGACCAGATCCCCGTAGAAAACAACTCGGGATCTGGCTCGACTTGCAGCGACATAGAGTAGGCGTGCAGCTTGATCAGGGTCTCTGCATGTCGAGATATCCGCCGCATCGATATAGACCGTGCCATAGGTGCTTCCTTGTGCCTTGTGGGTTGTTGCAGCATCCCGTTCACGAAGGTCGGGGATCATCTGCTTCATGTTGAAGTAGTCCGACCAGTACTTGCGTTGGGCCAGCCACTTCACCACGTTCTGTGCATGCACACGATCCACGGGGATCGGCACGTTCGTGAAGGTGCCCTTCACTGGTGTGCGAATCGTGGCTCGACGGATCTGCACCTTGGCTTCAGGATGCGGGTAGTAGTCCTCGATGTCCTCGTCCATCTCGATGATCTGCACTTCTTCTTCCACGGACAGAGTGCCATTCTTGACCTTGACCATCGAGTTGTTGATGAGGTTTTCCCCCACACCAAGCTCCATGGGCAGGCCACGAAGATCACGCACATAGCGGTTGAGCGCCATGACTTGCTTGTTCGTGTAGGCCAGGATGCGATCCGTGGTCTGTTTGTCCACGAAGTGCTGTTGAATCTCATCGACCATCTGGTCTTGGTTCAACCAGTCGATGATGCCGGGCACGATCTGGATCGGCTTGAAGACACCAGTTTCTACCGTTGTCCGAAGCTGCTGGTTCAGTGCCTGAAGCTCCGGATTATCGGTACGCATCGGTTGGGTCAGTTCGTAGGTACGAAGACCGTCACGATAGATGGGTGACAGCTTCTCCATGACAGGGGCCAACTGACAATGGTCACCCACGTAGATGATCTTAGACTGGAAGGTGCCTTCACGGATCAATTTGCGCAGAGGCGTATCGATCATTGAGCACTCGTCCACAAACAGAACCTGGTTCTGATGGACTTTCCACTCACGGGTCTTCGAAAGGGTGCTGCGACCGGTGCTGTAATCCTCTTGAACCTTGAGGCTCAAGTGGTTGTGGATGGTACCGGTGGGGCGATTGGTTGCGTTACTCAGAACGTCAGCTGCCTTGTTGGTGGTGGCAGTCATGTAGACATCCACATAGTCTGCCTTGACACCAATTGCTTTGCATGTGCTCTGGTAGCGGGGGATCACGTCATCGATGATCTCTCCCATCAAGAAGGTCTTACCAACGCCACCAGGACCGGAGATGATCATCTCCTTTTCGTCACTCAGAAGGAACTGGAAGACACCATCGGCGGCTTCTTGTTGTCCTTGGTTCAGTTTGTTTGCCATTGAAAGTCTTTCAGAAATGAAGAAGGCCCCGAAGGGCCTTCAACTATGTTCGTTGTGGGTCAATCCACGAAAACGAATTCCACGGGGTACAGCCTCTCTTCCTGGTAACTTGCGGACTTCAGGAACTTGCCTTCCGGTGCATCGGGTTGGTCCGAATTGGACTTCATGATGCCGAAGGGGAAGACGCCTTCGAATCGTACATCGGTCACGCCCAGGGCAGCGTGCTTGGCGATGGTATCGATCTTGTCTTGCTCGTTCTTGATGAAGCGGGTCATGACACCGTTGATGACCGAGCGCATGTCTTCGTTGGCGTCCACACCCATGAGGTGATGAGCGCCATAGGCGAACACATGGATGTCGGTGAGGCTGTCACGGATCTTGTCCGTATCGACGGGGTTGCCCGTCTTGTTGGCGATCCACTTAAAATGGGCCACAGCGTGCTTCATGAGCTCTTTGTCACCGCCCAGGGCCACGAACAGTTCACCGAGTTCATCGACGATGTTGAGGCACTGCTTGCGGATCTTCTTGATGCTCAGTTGCTTCGGGTCACCTTGCGGATTGCCGAAGGCGACGTTCATGTTGGAGACGAGGGCGAAGTTGGTGTTGGATTGGCTCACGGTGTGTTTCCTTGGTTCTGTTGGTTCCGGTAGTACTCGTTCTTGAGCATGTTGCTCACGAAGGTCTTGATCGGAATTGATGGACCCAGCTGATCTGCAAGCCACTCTTGCTCTGCCGGGGATAGAGTCTTGAACACATCTTCCATGAAGGTTCGCCGGGTATCTGCCGGAGGTACCCCCAACGACCGCAACCGGATGGTGATGGTCGTGGGGTGGGTACCTAGCTGAGCAGCAATGGTCCCGAGGGAGAGTCCAACGCTGTTCAGGCGCAGGATGTCAGCATCGGTTGCTTTTCGATTGACACGGTGGACATTCGACATGATCAAGACTCCATAAAAAATACCTCCTAGTCTACTTGACTAGGAGGTACTTATGAAGTTAGCGGTTGCTTACTTCTTGGCGATTTGATCCAGCTTCTGGACCTGGACCGCCGTCACGCCGAGGATGTCCCAAGACTTCTTGGCTGCTTTCTTGATCTGGAGGATCTCAGCTGCCAGGGCCTTGTCGCCTGCCAGTGCTGCTTCCAGCTTGGCTGCGATGTTGGCCTTGGGTCCAACGGGAGCCACAGGCGTCACAGAGGCCTTCACAGGCGTCGGTGCTACCTTGGGCTCAGCTTTCGGCTTCGCCTTCTTGGCGGGCTTCTGCGGTGCCTTGGCGGGCGTGCCCAGGAGCTTCAGGATCGTGTTGGTCTGCTTCTCGTTCAGACCGAGGGCCGACCAGCTTTTCTTCCACTCCTTGCGGAGCTTGTCGAGCTTGGTTGCTGCCTCGGTCTTTTCCAGGTTCGTCGTGCCGAACATGATGGTGTCCACCAGTTGACTTGTCTCTTCCTGCCGGGTCAGCTTGACCGGTTCCACGGGTGCGACCTTCTCCACGACCTTGCTGGGATCGATCTTCGGGCCGGTGGCCTGCGAAGGATCTGCAACTTGCTGATCTTCGAGTGCTGCCACCGGTACCAGATCTTCCTTCGGCTCGAAGCGAGGCTTCTTTTCCCCCGGTTGAGCCAAGGAAGTGTAGACCATCCCCTCGCCCTTGTGACCAGTGATCTCCACCTTGCGTTTCGCAGGGGGATAGTCACCAGCCAGGGCACGGGCCAGCAGGACTGCCGTTTCGTCCGTAGCCACAATGGGACGGTTTGCGCTGAGCTTGGCCGCATCATTTCGAGGGATCTCGAAGAGGATGTGGTAGCCGCACACACGCATCTTGTTGGCGTCGTACTCCGGCACGGCGATCACGTCCTCGGGGTTGACCTTAGCGAGAACCATGCGGTTCCCGCTGAAGCTATGGAGGTACTGGCGTCGTGCAACGTGGAGACCATTCGAGCACTCGATTCGGCGGTTGTGGTCCACAAGCTCTTCAGCCATGCACACGATATCGCCGACGCTCTGGTTCACCTTGCCGCTGTGCACATCCACGAAGTCACCGAGGCTGCTCTCTGACGTGTTGAGGCGCTTGTAGATGATGATGGAGCCGTCGTCGGCAATCGGAAGATCGCCGTGCTTCAGGAACTTCATCAGATCATCCACGCTGTGGCCACGTTTGACGGTGGCCAGGCGCTTCATCAGGTTCACCAGGCCGGTGCTTTCAGCACCGTCCACGACGTGCTTGATCTGCGTGTGCAGGTTCTGCGCGTTCGGGATCACCTTGTCGTCCACCACAGCAACCAGGGCGTGCTTGTCCTGGGTGTCGCTGACATGGTGGTCAGCGAAGTGGTGCGAGGTCACCGGTACTGCATGCTTCAGGATGTCAGCGGTTGCAGCTTGCAGCTTCTCCACCGGCGTCAGTTCGGTCTTCGGTTCGGGCTTGGCTTCTTCGACTTCGTTCAGGTCTTCGTCCTGTTTGATGCCGTCGTCTTCTTCGGACTCGTCTTCCGGCTCGACCATCACACCGGCAGCGGGCAGGCCGATGACACGGGGAGTCAGTGACTCGACTACCAGTTCTTCGGTGGTCTGAAGGAAATTCTTGAGCTTGGCTTTCGCCACACGGAAGAACTTCACCACGCCGTTGGTCTTCTTCTCGAAGTCGGCAAACGTGGTGGTCTTGTCGTAGTCGAGATTGACTTCAGCTACGGCACCTTGCTTGCCTGCCAGCTTCGGCGTGATCTCGTCCACGATGCGCTTGACGCGGGGATCGCCTTGTTGAATCGTGACCGTTGATCCATCGACCAGATAGAGCGTGAGTTCTTTGGTATCGAGGATCGCCGAGACGACGCGGACGATCTTGTTTTCTGCTTGGTTCATGTGTTTCCTAACTGTTGATAGCAGTAATGAAAAGGTCCAGGGCCTTCTTACGAAGGTTCGCATCACGCCCATTCAAGGCGGACTTCATGTAGCTCGTGTCGATGAAGGGCAGCATGTCGCTCTCTTCGATTACGGCTCGTGCTTTCAGCAACAAAGGGTTCGTTGGATGTTCCTCAATTGCTTTGTTCAGCTCTTCAGCTGGCTTGTGGTTTCTCCAACCATGGAGACAGTATGACTTCACGTCTTCCCACAGACGCAAGTAACGCCTGTCGTCCATGGACGTGCCTTGACCCAGTTGGAAGTGATCACGCAATGCTTGCACATGGCAGACCATCTCCAGGATCTCGCCGCGATCACGCATGTGTACGAACTCACTGTGCTCTTGAAAGTAGGCACAGATCGGTTCGCTTTCGCTCACGTACTCAATCACCTTGTCACGAACAAAGTCCGCGATAGGCAACGCTCCCGCTTCCTTGAGTTTTTCTTCTTGGATCTTGCTGAGGCAGATTGCTCCAGTGGAACCAAAGAGCTCAAGGATGGCCATGGTCTCCAGTTTGTTAAAGCGATCAAGGGATTGAGGTTCCGGTATGCTTTTCGTCTTGGTGGTCAAGAACGTATACCACTCCGGCTTCTCGATACGAGCCGCATCTTCGCTTCGTCCAAGTTCCATGGAAATGGAGCCGTATTTGTTGATGATGGATTTGATCGAGGGCCAACCCACCTGCTTCTTGCGTTTGGTGTAGACGCGGGGTGCCGGATCGGCAATTTCCTTGGATTCCCAAGCTGCTGCCACCGTCAGATCGATCACCTTCACACCATGCAGACTGTTGAAGTAGTCCTTTGCTGCTTTGGCTTTGTCACTGTTTCGGGGCACGATGTAGACCATCAGACCGTAGTTCATGCCGCCACCTTGATCTCTGATCTCAGGGAAGCTACGCAGACGCTCAGCCACATCACCTCGTGTGTACGAGATGACAACGATGTTGCGAATGAACGGCCACATGCGTTCGACGGCGATGCTTGTCAGAGCCGTCACGGGCTGGAGCATCTCCTTGCTGCTCTTGGAACTGGTCAGACGGTAGTCACCACCAGCCACATTCCAGCCCAGCACAAGTAGACGAGATGGATCCATCATGTCGTTGTTGGCCATGCGACGAGTCAGAGGACTCACGATGTGGTCATGGAACCACTTCATGTCCTGTGGGTAGGCCTCGGTACCGTGCAGTTGCACCAGAGCACGGTAGCTCTGAAGCAGCCCAAGGTTGCCCCACTTGCCTTCGATCATCACGTTGAGACGCTTGATGATTTCCGTCTGGCGGTAGCCCTTCGGATACTCACGGGCTGCGTGATAACGAACCAAGGAGGGAATGGTTGTGATCACGTTGTCGCTAGTGAGGTGCTCCACCACGTTGCCGGGGATTCTCTTGTCCTCGGTCAACAACTCGTTGTACTTCTTCTCCTTCCACACACGGTCGATGCACTCTTCGAGCAGGTTTTCCACCTCGCCCCTGTAGTGCTTGTGGAAGCGGTCGAGCCACACGTTCAGGAGCTTGTCCAGCGTCTTGATGGTGTGCTCTTGCATCGAGAGTTCCTCCCGGCTGGGAGTCACACTGATGGAGTGAGGCGGAGCTTGCAGCACCAAGTAGTAGCTGCGTTGGCTGTACATACCACCACCGAGTGTGTCGATGATTTTCTTGGCCTGCTTGTACACCTCGCAGTACGACTCGTGCTGCGTGATCGGGTAGATCACGTTGCCGTATCGCAGCAAGATGTGCTGATTTGCATCACCAGTGAGCGGCCGACCGGTGATGAGGAAGTCCAGCTGCATCTTCCCGAAGGGGATGCGTGGCAACGCTTCCTTATTGAGCTCGATGTTCATGTCACCGTTGCGGGTGATCATCTTGATCAGTTCATAGAACTTGGATCGGTCGTAGCTGGTCTTGAGCTTGATGCGAACTTGCAGGCCCGTTTCCGTGCCGCAAGGGAATTGCTGGATCAACTTCATGCCCGGCTTGCCCATCACCTCGGCAGCAGACTTGCTGACGTTGTAAACAGACTTCTGTCCTTGGCTCCACGAGATCACCTCGAAGTGGTCCGTGTAAGCAAAGGGTGCCTTGCAGCCCAGGCCGAAGCCACCGGTCTGCTTACCGTCGTGCTTCTTGGTGGAGTTGCCATAGACGGTGTAGATCGGTCCAATGAGTTCGTGAGGGATGCCCGAACCATAGTCACGGATCACGAATTCTTCATTGGTCAGGGTGATGGTGACAGGGATGCCCTGCTTACCTGCTGCAATGTGTGCGTCCCATGCATTGCACAGGACTTCACGAATCACAGCAAGGTACTGATCCTTGTAGAGCGTGCTCGACAGGATGTTGAAAAACTCAGCACTGTCGGAGATCCCGAAGCTGATGTTTTCACCACCACCGATGACAGCGTGTGTCACGTGGTCGTTGACGTGGGAGACTTCCATTTGAATTCCTTGGTTCAGAAATGAAGTTGATGTGAGAGGGGGAAAGACCTTCTACAGGGGGTACCAAGAGAAGGATGGTTGGCAATCTTCATCGGAGTCATCGTCACTGTGCTTCATGACGTGACGCTCTCCGATGTTGATGCATTCACTCTCATACTTCACAGTGTGAGAGTCGATCAGTTCATCGCCGATCCAAAGATCAACTACGAACATATTCGCCATGGATCAGCTTGCGATGCTGGATCCATCCGTGCAGGTTGCCATGGCGCTCGGGGTTCTCCCATTCGAGTGCGCCAGGGAAGGCGTCGGTCTCGTACTGGGTGTCCGGCGTACCTTGATGCTCGCTGGGGCTTGCATGCACCGGTTTGCTCTCGATGAGCTTGCGGTACAGAGCCACATCGTCAGCAACCGTGGAACGCTTGCCTTCGAAGGTCATGTAGCTGGTGCGAGCACAGCGGGCCGTGCTGACCTTCAGCAGAACACCACGGATTTCCTCGATGGTTGGTTCGCTGCGGATGATGCGACCTTCTTTCAGGAATGCTCTGGCATCCTCCCACGACTGTTGGTCATCAGCGAACGGCATGTGCCATTCACCAGGACACAGGAAACGTGGGACGCTGCCTTCCATGGCTTCGTAGATCCGGTCGAAGAGTTCGTGGATCTCCGGCTGTGCTGCTTCGTGACGACGAAGAGAGAACGTGTTGTTCCAGCGAGTGGCTGTCACCAGCACGTTGATGTGAGAGAAGGGCTCCAGCACACGGTTGGCGATCTGCTTATGCAGGCCCACAGCTTGGAGTGCCACAGCAATGCTGATGGCCTTCTCCATGCCTTCAATCCACGTCTCTTTCGAGTAGGCGATCAGATCGGGATCCAGTTCGGCACCAGCTTGCATGCCAGCCTTGTTGCTGCCCCAGTAGCTCGGCATGGCCGGATCACGGCGCATGTCCTCGATGAGCTTCGCAGTGGGAATGGCACGGCTGCTGCTGGACGAACGGGACAAGTCCTTGTGCGTCAGCAGTTCGGCGTGGATGAATCGCGGATAACGAAGCAGGAGCGTCGTCATGCGGATGTCTTGATTGCTGATCGAGTCAGCAATGATGCGGGCAGTGATGGTCATCAGAAACGCCTTCTTTGGTGGTAGTAGGGGAGTTTGGCTTTCGCCTTGGGGTGTGGGTTGTGTTTGGGCTTAACTTCCACAGCGGCCTTACAAGGCCAACTGATGTCGTTGATGTAGGGCAGATCTTGGTGAGCCAAGATGCGCTCTTCCAAGGCCGAAAGATCCTGTTGTAAGAGACTTTGCTTTGCCTCTTCGAGCAATTGCTTTGCTGCTTCCTTGAACTCTTCGCTCATCAGGGTGACTTCATCCAAGATGATCACCTGCACTGCTCTACCAGTCAGAGAAGCTCTGACAAGTACCGTTGCGGAAGTACCCGGATCGCACCCGATGTAAACATCTTCAGTGTCTTTCATCTTGGTTCCTTAAGACAGGTTTGACCAACGCTTCATCTGGTCCTTCGTGCTCTTCTGTTTAGAAGGTCGTCCAGGACGACGAGCACCAGTGAATAGGATGATCTCAATCGTTACGAAACGATGAGTGGAGTCAGCTTTGCATTGACGATGGCGCTCTTCTCCACGGGTGGCACGCACTTCAGTGCTGCCCCCACATGTAGGGCACTTCATCTCAACGAGTGGTGATTTTTTCCAGGGGCTTCACCGCATAGCCATGCACGGTATGCACCATGTGCAGGCCAGCGTAGCGAAGAGCCTGTGCTGCTTCACGATCACGCTTCACAGCTTGAACGACCTCTTCCCAGAGATCGACTCGCATGCTGATCGCATGCACTGAGCCTTCAGCACCGAGGATCTCATCTTCCATGAGGGTGATGACTGCGTTGTGCACCTGAGTGGCACGATGCAGCATTGAATGCTTCGTAGCAGCGGGCTGGTACATGTCCAGCACTTGACGAAGAGCACCCATGACCTTGCCCTGGAGAGTTGGTGACAGATGTGGCTTGATGGCCTTGTGGACCTCCGCCTCATTGATGTCAGCTGGCAAGGCCAGTACTGCATCGATCTTCTCCACCATCTCTGTGGGCTGTGTGACGACACCGTTATAAGTGCCATTGAGGATCCATTCTTTCAAACGGATCAGGGTGTCTTTTGCATGCATGGTGAACTCCTAAGGAATGCAGCGAGGTGAGGCGCCGCAGTAGAACAAGTCTTCATCCTTGGAGTGATAGTTCACCACCCCAAGGGTGCTGCAATTGCTACCAGAACATTTCTTTGTGTAGCGGTAGTGATTGCCGAGGTAAGAGGCGTCTTTCGATTCCGAACAAGGACCACATAGGTACTTGTGTTCAGGATCGATAAAACGCCATCCATTGGGCTCTCTGCACCGCTCGCAGAGGCCTTCGTCAGTAACCGAAGCCATGGCCGTTCTTGCAAACGAGTCCACTCGGGCAAGTTGAGAGGATCTCCGAGCACTCGGGGCATTTTGAAGTAGTAACGTTTGCGTCACCATCAATCGCATCTTTGTGCCCACCATGTCTTGCACAAACAGGCTCGTCCGCTTGTCCCTGGTACTTGCCGTCATACCGAGCTGGCTGTGAAGTACCGTGGAAGACGACTTGTGCAATGCCACTTCCAGCGGGGATGTAAAGCTCTTCGGAACCATGGTAGACAAGCTCCAGGGTAAGGAAACCGTGCCAGCCGGGCTCGATCACGGTGTTGAAAACAGAGAGGCCACGACGTGCCCAGGTGGACTTGTCGTGGACGATGGCCACGAGATGCTCGGGCATCTGGAAGTGCTCGATGGCAGAGGCCAATACGAAGCGTCCAAAACGGGTGGTCACTTTGTGACCATCTTGCACCTCGTTGGCAAACTGGAAACGCTCCAGAGGATGCGGCACGAAGTGAACGCCTTGCTTGATGCGGATGTCATAACCCGCTTCACCCAGACCGTAGCTCGTGCCGGACTCCTTGTGCTGGTGCTTCTCCAGGAACATCGGAGTGATCACCTTGGTGTTGATGAGAGAGTGACCGTTGTAGATCATTGCGAGAGTTCCTTGTGTTCTTGGTTCGTCTTCACCTGACCGGGCTCTTCGATCACTTCGAGCCAGACAGCAGGGAAGTCAGCTTGGTCTGCGGGCACCTTGCCCAGCATTCCGGGATGCTTGGGTACGTTGACAAGGCCAGGGCCTTGCACACGCCAAACCATGCCCAAGTTCTCCACACCAACGACCTTGCCGTTTTCGACTTTGTCGAGGCGGAGTTCTTCGTTGTGGGACCAGCGAGTGAACACCTCCAGACCCACGGCAATGCCACGGGGACTGGAAGTCTTGATCACTCGACACTTCTGATTGGGACGAGTCGGATGTTTCATGTGATGTGAATCTTCTTACCGTAAGGCACGGTAGCCCCGGCATTGTTGACAACGACCCAAATGACAGGAATGTCCTTGGGGATGGGACCCATTGGTGAACAGTAGAGATCACTAAAGATGATCGCTGCTGTAGGCCTGTGCTTGATGATGTCCTGTTGGACACAATCCAGCGATGTACCGCCACGACCGATGATTTCGACTTCGTTGAAGCCATCCTCATCAGTCCATTCATCCTCTTTTTGGATGTGCGTATCGAACTGCACAGCAGTAAGACGCTTGGGGCGGAAGGTGTCATGCACGAACTTGAGTTCCGAGTTGAATCGAAGCGCATCAGCAGAGCTGATCGAACCTGACACATCGCAGTAGTATCTGAGATGTTGCAGGCGTCCCTCGTCTTCTACCCTTGAAGGCAGATACACGTCTGTGTACCGACGATTGGGGCGAGCCCACGAGTAGCGGGTGTCTTGCAGATCCTGAAAGAAGTCATGCAAGAGCTTCTGCCAAGGGACGATTGGCGTCAGGAACTTGTTGATCATCTCGCTGATGTTGCCTGGAATGCTCCCTGCATCATTGGCCATGTGCGCTGCTTGTACAGCGGTGATGACCTTGTTCAGCACGATGTTGCGTTCTTCGTCCGTTGGTTCGAAACCCATGTCCTTGAGTTCATCGGGCATAGGTGGCAACTTCATCTGCATAAGCAGGTCATAGACCGCTTCCTCGGCCATGCCCTTGTATTGCTTATCTAGCAAAGCTGGAAAGCCTTCGAAGACGAAACCATCGTCCACCATGTCTGCGTTCTGCACATAGTCGCAGGCCCTGGTCCAGATGTCTGGATCACGGGAACCACGACGAAGCACGTGTAGACGAGCGATGTGCCAGAGCTCGTGAACGATGACGGCCTTATTCAGGTTCAGAGAACCTTGCTTGAAGAAGTCCGGGTTCCACCAGATGTTGATACCGTTGGTACAAGCAGTGGGGATGTCACGAGTCCAGATGACCTCTGTCCCCCCCATGAGGGAACCAAGGAAGGCAGCTGCCTTGCCGATGAAGACCTGTCCTTGTACGCGGTCGAGACCACGGGTCAGTTCTTCGGTGATCTCCGATTGGGGGATGGATTTGAAAGTCATGTGAATAGGTTCATGTGAAGATGGGCAGGGACGGGAGCACCTACGAGCTTCATTGCCTTGAGCGCTTGCTCGATACGGCCTTTGTGAATCTCGATTTGGCGCTTCTTGCGTGCGATGAATGAGGCCTTGGCCTCTGCTTCTGTTGCACACGCATAGCGCTTTGTGGCCTTGTTCAACATGAACACGCCATTGTCAAAGCGAACACCAGAAGGTGTGAAGTGGTGCACACGTACTTTGGTGAGTTCCACTTTTAGCTGATAGCCGGGGAGTGGATTGTCGAATTCATCCACACCACTTGAGTACCGTACATCGTCATAACGGTAGTAATAGACAGGTGGACTGATGCTTGCCTTTTCAGGCCATCCGAAGGCGCTCATCTTGAAGATCCTTGATCATGCGTTGGAACATCTTCAGGCGTTGCTGAAGCCGGTTGTTTTCGAGACGCATGGCTGCGATCTCTCGTTCAAGCTCCAGTTCACGAGCATTGCTCTTGGGAGCCGTAGCCTTGGGTGCTTCCTTCAGCACAGGGTTCATCACAGGCTGATTACGCACACGCAGGATGTCCCGGATACCCATGTCAGGGTGCTCACGGAACATGCGCTGCATGTACTCAGCCTCGGATTCACCCTTGTTCGGTTGCCACGTTGTCAGCATCTTCTTCGACAGCGCGTTCGACCCAGACCAGGTGTTTTGCCGACTTCTTCGGCTTGAAGTGCTCGGTGGCACGTTGCTTGGCTTCTGCCGCGCTTTGTGCCCACAGACCGATCTTCTGGTTGTTGAAGCCTGCGACGTATGCCACGTCCTTCAGGCCACGCTTGTTGATGGGAGTGATGGTGCTCATGATTTCCTTGGTTCAGAAAAGGTACTTGCCGATGGCCGCAGCACCACGTACGAAGGGCTTCTCGCTCTTCAGTTCGGGCTTGCGAACCAACAGACCACGGAAGAACAGCACTTGGAAGGTGCTGCTGTAGCGGAGGATGTACGTCACTACATCGTCGAAGTTGTCCTTAGTGGTCTTCTCGAAGAGATGGGTGATCGTCGCCCACTTGAGGGCATTGTCCGTTGGAATCTTGGCGTGCTCGGGATCCTTGAGGATCTCGTTGATCGTCACCAGTTCCTTGTACAGCTTGGAGAATGCGATGAACTCCACGCCAACTGCGTTGGTGATCGTGCCACCGAACAGGGGTGCATCGTCTTCGTTCACGTCCTCGCCATCGACCAGCTTGTTCATGAACTCCCAGGTACGCGGGCAGCAGAATGTGTTGCCCTCGTGTTCCGGGTTGAAGTCGAACAGCTTGTCGTTGTACATCGACAGGAAGGCGATGATGCGGTTGTCGTAGTGCTGGGGCAGGGCCACCTTCGTCAGCCAGTCATCGAACGAGATCTGGAGTTCCAGCGTGATGATGCGGGACTGCATGGCAGTACCGATCTTGTTCACGATGGCCCGATCCGTTTCCTTGTTGCCAGCACAGACGATGACAACACGTTCGTTCAGCGGATGCTGACCGACCATCTTGTCGAGCACCAGCTTATAGGCTGCTGCTTGCACATCCTTGTGTGCCGAGGTGAACTCGTCCAGGAAGAGCAGCCAGCCGTCCTTGCCTTCAGGTAGGGGCGTGTCCTTCAACGGAAAGAGATCCGAGAAGGGAGCAAAGACAGCTTCACCCTTGCTGTTGAAGTGAGGCAAGCCCGAGAGGTCTTCCGGAGCACTGGTGCTCAGACGATGGTCGATCATCTTGAGGTTGAACTCTTCAGCCAGTTCACGAACGATGGCAGACTTGCCAATGCCGGGTGAGCCTTTCATGAAGGCCACCAAGCCTGCACGCATGATGCGTGCGATATGCTTCTTGGCTTGCTTGGGGGTAACAGCACGGATGGTGTTTTCGATGCTCACTTGGGATACTCCTTGTGTTGGATGGGGATGACTCGGATAGAGTAGTTACGGGTTTCATGATCAACCCCTAACCTGTGAAAGATGTCTGACACCAGATCGCATAGCATGCAATCTGAGTTCACATCTGCATAGTGATCTACAGCGTAGACCCAGGTACCTGCACTGTTCAGAGCATGCAAAGCAAGCTCAAGAGCCAACCGAGTTGTTACCCCGGTATGTCTTTGTGCTTCCATGGTGATCAGTAGAGATGATGGGAGGACAAGCCTTCCTTCACGTCATTGGGATCCACCTGACCTGCTGCAATGGCAACATGGGTGGCTTCGGTGACGTTCATGAACTTCTCGTCCTGATCGATGAAGCCGGGTTCCCACGTCAGAGCCGAGGGCTCGCTGATGATATGGGAGCGGTACAAGGTGAACGCTTGCATGCGCATCCACTTGTCCCAGGGACGTGCACCGATCACGATGATGCCTTCACCACCATTCGGGTTGTTCAGGCGTGCAGCAGCACACACGACACGTCGTTGATACTGCTTGGGATTCACGATGCTCATGTTGCTTCCTTGGCTCTGGCGGCTCGCCGCCGTTGATTGATGAGGTGTGAAACCATCTCCAGGTGTGCCGGGTTGCAGCACAGTCGGTTGTTGCACTTGTGGTCTATCTGCTTCTTCTTGGGGATGTATCCGAAGAAGTGCGTATACGTCACAAGGTGGACTGCAACTGTCTGTCCGTTGAGGGACATTCGTCCATAGCCGCCGCCTCGTCCTTCACCGGAGGTTGGTCCTTTCCAAAGGTGGCAGGGGCTTGGTATTCCGTCGATCTCAAACCCCATGTGAACGATGTCACAGCGAGAATGGATTCGAATGATGATTTCACTTCGTCGATCCTGTTCAGTTGTCATAGTTGCTTGCCGATGTACTCGCACTTGAAGCGAGCATCACCGAGCTTGATGCTCTGTTCGGTCAAGCACTTGGTTTTGATTTCGTCATCACGGGTTGTTTGGCCAGAGTACCAGCCAACCCAGAACATGATGACGATCATGAGGATGTAGTCCATGCTCAATCCTTCTGAAGAAGGCCGTAGCAATGGATGATGGCGTGCTGAAAGCATGCAGCGAGGTCTTCGCATGCTTTGTCCGAGATACGGACTCGTTGACCATCGATGATCAAGAAGCCGGGCTGTACCTGCATCGAGTAGATGTTCTCGCCCTTCTCATTGAGGGCATAGATGGTGCTGCGATCCACCTGGGTGGTTACGGTAAGCAGATCAGCTGCGCTTGTCGGATCGTAACTCTTGGGTTCAGGTTTGATTTGGGACATGGAGACTCTCCAAAAAGAAATGAAAAAGGCCACCGAAGTGGCCTCTTGTGGAAGGGAACCAAAAAACCAAACGATCAAGCGGTCGTCGTGATTGCCTTGGTTCCAACGATAGCGCCATCGACGGTGGTTGCCGTGATGTTGGCCGAGCCGTTCGACACACGGGTGACCAGACCAGTCTGGGACACAGTGGCGATGGCCGGTGCGCTGGAAGCCCACACGAGAGTCTTGTTGGAGGCATTCGCAGGAGCCACCGTAGCCGTCAGTTGAGCCGTGGGTGCAGCCACCGTCAGCGTCACGGCACCAGCAGGCGTGATGGTCACACCAGTGGGTGCCACGTAGTCTGCATAGACCGTGATGTCGAACTCCTTGTAGACGCCACCGTCCACGACTTGGGCTTGACCAATGGTCTTGCCTGGAGCACGGGCGATGAGCTTGCCACGGGGATCGATGTAGGCGATCTTGTCGTCACGGGTGGACCAGCGAACACGCTTGCGGCTGATGTCCGTGGGCGTGAACGTCGGCGTCAGTTGCTTCTCGCTACCGGCATCGACGAACTGGTCGGCCACAGCCACAGCCGTTGCAACCACCTTGCCGGGCCACGTGATGTGTGTGTTCTGGAGGTTCTCCAGGGCGATGTTGTGAGGGCTGACCTTGTACATCAGTTCCTGGACGTGCTGGAAGATCACGTGGCTGACCTCGGGACCCATGGTATCGAGACCAGGGTGTTCGAAGGTACCGATGTTCGTGTAGTCACCAGGGATGGAGGCACCAGAGGCCAACACCTGCACCAGAGGTGCCAGCGGGTTGGAATTGTTCAGGGCGACTTTGTATTGCATGATCTTTCCTCAGAGGAAAAAATTAAGGGAACCCCTTGACGGGGCTCCCTATTATCAGCTAAGTGCGTACTCGGCGTCACCTACCATTTTCCACATCGATTCATCCAGCTTCTTGACGGGGATGTGCTGACCAGTGATTTGGCTCAGCATGTCTTCCAGGATCGTGGACTTGGCGATCAGTTGAAGCTGCAATGCATACTGCTTGCGCAGGTCATTGCCGTAGTTGGGCAGGCACCGGAAGCAGTCGTGGATCGAGATGATCTCGAAAGGCTTCTCGGGCAAGCTCCACAGAAGTTCAGCCAGTGCCTTGATACCCACCAGTTTGAGGTTGTGCATGTGCAGGTGATCGATGATGCGAGCAGACAGGTAACCCGTCCGCTCGTAATGTCCCCACAGTGTGCGGACCATCTCAGCATCCTCGTTCTCCACCACAGCGCCGATGATGTCGGCATTGTTGTACATGATGCTGTAGCACAAGTCCTTGAGCAGGCCCACCTTCTTCACGTCGTAGTTGCAACGACGGGTCATCTCACGAACGATCATGCCATCCAGTGAATGGATGGTGTTGGCACCCAGAGACCTCCCGGTGTCTGTTGGCCTGTTCACTTGCGAGAACACGCTGTAAGGCTCGTTCAAAAAGTGCACGATCTCTTCTTCGGTGTCCATGACCTTGACATGCACATGGAAGTTATCAGGCAACACCCACGCATGTTCTGTCGCGTGTGGATTCCAGAAGCAAGGCATGGTCTCGTTGAGTTCCCATGCTGCCGGTGCAAGCTCCACCATCGTGTCGTAAAACACGTTGAGCAGTTCGCCTTCACCGAAGACGCGCTTGGGCTGTGCCTTGGAACCATAGAGAGCAGTCATCACTGCCTTCTTCACATGGTCCCGTTCGATACGTCCTTCTTCACCGATGGCATCGACCATGGATCGATAGACAACGGTGTATGCATCTCGACGTTGTACAGCACCGTCTTGTACGTAGTCCACCACGTTGCAAAGCTGTGCTGCTGAAGCATCACCAGTGAGACAAGCGAGGATCTGCAATCCACTCGACGTTGCATCGAGAGAAATAGGGTAGCCGCTCGGTTCACCTCGCTGAGCTTTCCGGTAGGCCTGGACACCTGCGAAGAAGAGTGCAGGAGTATCCGCAGCATTGACCAGTTCTTCGAGTTGGCTTTCATGCTTGTCGAACCATTGCAGACGTTCGTCCCAGTTGGCCTTGTCCAGTCCGAAGTTGGATGCGATATCGATCTTGAGGTACTGAAGGCCGGTGAAAGTTTGCATGGTTGTTCCTTTGGTTCATTGATGGGAGGGAATTGAAAAAGGCCCCTGAGGGCCTTCTTTTAGCGGAGCCAGTAGCAGATCAAGAAGATCCAGCAGCAGATGATGAACAGTGTCACCGGTGCTGCTGATCTGTTGATCTTGATCGGTATGAATGGGTATCGCTGCTTGTAGACAGCTAACCCATACCAGCCCCAGAAGTCGAGAATGGTCCAGAGGACCAGGATGATGATCAGTGCGGTCAGGAGCCAAGTAGGCATAGTTAGTCCTTGATCGTGAGTTGAATGGATTCGACGGGCTTGACGACCGTCATTTGGGTGAACGGCATATTCACACCAATGATGACCTCACCTCTGTCCCTGTCGTGGGTCTGCATGATGGGCAACGCACAGTTGTCACCATTCTTGAAGTAGATAACCCTATCTGTGAAGAACAGGGTATTGATCTTCAGATCCTGAAATCGTGTGACATCAGGATCAAGTTTCTTAACAGTGACTTGCATGTCAGGGCCTGATGACGAAGTGTGCTTCCTCGATGGGATTCACATGGGTTGATGGGTAGAAGCTGCTTGTCTTGCCGACAGGCACTGCATTGGGTCGAGCACCCTCGTTGTGCACTATCACCACTGCTTCGCCTTCGTCGCTCTTCACGAAGATCAGGTTCTGATGTTCGAAGAGATCGCCGACCTTCAGTTGACTGAAAGAAGTCGGCTTGGGTTTGGTGACTGTGATTTTCATTTCGTGATCTCCATGTTGGTGAACTCCAGCACTGCCTTGTTCCAGGGAGTGCCTTGATAGTTGGCGTGATAGCCTTGGCAGTAAGTCCTGCCACGCTTGTCGTACTTGTGGGTGAAGTGAAATTCATTGCCCGTCTCGATCAGTTGATCGATGACTTGGCGACCCACACGGTCGTACTTACCGAATGCAGCCTTGCGTTTCTCGAAGTCCTGATCGGTCTCACCTTCCTTCTTCTTGTCCAGTCCTTTCCATTGGTTCTTGACCATGGTAGCGGTGTGCTTATTGAGGGAGAACTTCACTTGATTCATGCGATTGATGTGGTCGAGACACACATCATCCTCATGGTGGTTCTTGCGAAGAATGATGGAGCCTTTGCCAAGCAGGTACCCAACATCTCTGTTGGACCCCACCTGCTTGGGTGGTACCACCATTGGCAGGGGGAACTGGTACTTGTCCAGTTCATCCTGAACATCACGTGTGATGTCCAGCTTGACTATGAACATCTTGATGTCGCTGCGATAGTCCACCAGATCGGCTTCAGCACACTTGAGCAGCATGTTTGCCGTCTCTTGTGCGCTGCCGAGGTGGTACCGCATGACACCAATCAGTGTGGTCAGATCGGCCCTCTTGTGGAGGGCCATCTGTGCCAACAGGTCGATGCCGAACTTGACAGGGATCCCCTCTGCCTCAATGGCAGCTGGGAAGTCGAAGTCTTCGCAGCTTGCGAACTCATAACGCAGACGGTCAACCGTCTGGTTCTTGTCGAACAGTCGTTCGAGTTCTACCTGTTTGGCATAGAGAGGATCCTGCTGAGTCATGTTCATTCCTTGTTGAGAGATGGGTGGTTAGAAGGGGCGCTGAAGCCTCTCGCGGAGAATCTCCCCGAGCGACTTCCCGATGTCCCGGCTCTCGATGATTTCGAGATCGGGACTGATCCGCCCCGACCGTACTTCGTTGACGTACTCATCTGCCTGGCGGCTATCCCTTTCACGGATAGCACGCCGTTGCCGTCCCCGCCAATCGCCAAAAAGCGAGTCGCTACCACACATAGTGCAGAACGGATCGTCGCAGCTATATGGGCTATTCGGCGCGTAAGCATCGTCCTCCCAGAACGGGTCGTAGTCGTCGTAGTACGCTTGTTGGTTGCCATCTTCTTGGTATCTCCTGTAGGCGATGTTGGAACGCAGATCGAGATCGTCCTGGAGCCTTTCGAAGGCCTCAGCACGCTCTTCTTGTTCTTGAGAAAGGGCAAGGAGCCCTTCCTCAATTGCTCTGTTGTGCTGACGGCGCAACATGCGCTTGCCCTGGCGCTTGATGAAGGCACGCTGAACAGGGGTGTAGATCCCTGCATCGCTGCTGCCATCACGCCTTTCCAGGCCGGTGGAACGATGTCCACCCTTGCGATCACGGTTCTTGCGGTCGATAGCGAAACGGGCCATGTAGGTGTCTCCTTAGAAAACGGCGGGACCAGTTCCATTCTCGGCCTTGATCAGCCGCATCAGGAATTCGAGCTCCGACAGTTGAGGTGGGATGGAGCTGTTCTTGGAAGCCAAGATCAGGGTTTGCAGGTACTCTTCAGCAGTCACTTCTTCTCCTTGGTTCAGAAGTCGATACGAGTGCGAGTCACGGTCTTGGTGACCCGGTAGATCGAGTAGTTGGGGCAGGAACTGCCCAGGAACTCACGACGCTCCTTGATCCACTGGATGGCCTTGTCGGCCCTGTTGAACTGCATCGAGGGTGCACGTGAGGTGCGAACCTCGATGTAGCTCTCTTCTTCCACCGTTGTGGGGTTGTCGAGCATCTCGATGGGAAGCTCAGCGGTGATGATGTTCATTGGATAGTGATCTCCGAGTAAGGAACGTAATGGACACTCACAAGGTCCGGAAGAAGGCCGCCACGGAACTCGTAGCGGTAGACGAAGAAGCCATGTGTCATCTCACGATGAATCACGCCATTGGGATAGCGTGAAGGAACAGGCTTCAAGTAGGTCATGGCTTTGTAAGCCATCAGAAGGTGCCCCAGAAAGGGTGAGTTGGGTACCAGTCACGCCACCTCAGATCGAAGTAGCAATTCTCTGGTGCATCCATGAATAGCGGAGCGATGTCCTCATCACGGAAGCCAGCCAAGCCACAGCCGATGCGTGTGACTTGAAACTCCTTCTCACGGAACATCTTGGCGTAGCCGATGAAGTCGAGAACATAGCTCTCGATCTTGTCCATGGGCAGCGTTTGGATGTTGTGGTCCTTGGTTGGGATGCCATAGCTATGGCCCCAGGCACCAATGCCTTCACCCCAGCGTGCACCATGCTCCTGGTATGCAGTCTTGGCTGCACCAGCACCGTGGATCCCTGCTTCGTTGGATCCAAAGACGAAGATGCGTCTAATCACATCAATCTCCTATGAATAGGACTTGCACCACCGCTGATATCAAGATGATGAGAGCGATGATGCAGATCCAAATGGTTGCTTTGCAGAGTGTGGTCACCAGAATGGCCCTTGCCAGCTTGTGCGTTGTTGGTAGGTGTAAATGAAGGCGAGGCGATACACGTTCTCGAAGATCTCGTGGCTGTTGCACTCGTCGTAGAGACCATCCGGTTTCTCGTTGAAAGGAAAGTCCGGTGTCCCGTAGTTGTCATAGAACAGCTTTGCTTGAAGTCTGTGTGCTTCACTGATGAGTTTCTCATCAGCTACCACGTTGAAACGCCTGTACAACCAACTGTCCAGCGTTGCACAAAGTGCGACTTGTTTGTCGAACGCATAGTGCTTCGGGAAGCCATTGATGATCCATTGCCAGAGCTCGTTGTAGAACAGATAGAGCACTGGATTGAACTTGGGAGGCTTGATCACTTGAGGCTCCTTTGATGGGTCTTGATCCAAGCTATACGCTTGGGGTTGTCATACATGGTCTCTTTACCGTGTTCTTCGAAGTATTGAGTCCACTTCTTTTCCTGGTTGAAGGGGTAATAACGATTACCCGTTTCCAACTGGAACTGTGCCTGCATCTCGTCATAGACCTTGGTGCGGAACTCAAGGGTCCTGTGCGGATAGTAGAAGTCCAGCCACATCATCAGGGCCTTGCACAGGCCATGTTTCTTCTTGAAGACCATGGAAGGCTGACAGCCATACATGATCCAGAGGTTGATGTCGCTGTAGAACGCGGCAAGCTCGTTGCTCATCTTCTTCTGCCTGGAGAAGAAGCTCTTGATCCATTTCCACATGCTCACACTCCTAACGTGTTTGGCGCCAGATCCATGCCAGGCGCAAAGGGTTGTTGTAGTAGCCGAGCTCGTTGGAATAGCGCTCGTCTTGGAAGTCACCGATGTCGGTGTTGAATGGGAGATTGCTGCCGAAGAATCTCATCAACAGTTCGTTGTGTATTTCTTCCACGTATATGGTTGGTTGCCATCCCAAGTTGTTACGCAGGTTCGTGCAAATAGCACTAGTCCTGTGAAATTTGTTGTGTGGTGGGCAACCTTGAGTGACCCATTCCCAGAGCTCTTTGTAGAACTGTCTGAGAATCTTGTTTTGTTGGATCACTCGTTCCATCAGATTCTCCGTTGCAGCATCGTTTTCACGAAGTTGATGCGGTTGGGATTTCTGTGCATGGTCTCTCCGGACCATTCGATATCCCATTGTTGATAGCCAAAGGGATAGCAGGTGTCGAGACCCATCTGCTTGAAGTCCAGTTTCATGTATTCCTTGGCCTTCTTGCATAGCTCATGGGAGAGCTTGTTGACGTAGGCCCATTGGCCAATAGCAGTGCACAGGCCATCAGCACGATGGAAAGGTCCACCAATGATCTTGGGTGCACCATCTTTCACCCAGTCCATCCAGTCCTTGTAGAAGTCCTGGAGGGTTTGAAGGATCTCTTTCTCAGTCAGAACCATGTTCTTTCTCCTGGTCGTTGAGTTTGTTGGCATGCATCTGTGCCAAGATCAGAGCCTTGGCAGGTGTGGACAGGTTGACCCATCCACCAACGTGGCGTCCTTCAGCTATCCACTTGAATTCGCCCGTGAACCTATCCCAGGTTCTCCTGATGATCGGTCTCAGATTGGGTGGTACTTCCATCTTCTTCCTTTGGTTCAGTGGCTTTGAGGATCGCTTGTTCAGGATCCTCGTCGTGCACGTAGCTGTTGCTGCCGCGTGCACGAGCTTTCCAGTGTTGATTGAACTCGTCCCACATGAGGACGGCTAGACGATCGAGAGGGTTGCTCATTTCGGGAATGCTCCCGCGATCTTGAGCACGTTGTTGAAGATGTCCTCGGCCCATTCCTGGTCCGAATCTGCCATCTCCATTGCCACGCACAGTTCGGTGGTCATCGCGTTGCTGACGAAGCGATCCGGATGGAAGCGCTCCAACATGCCACGGGTGTGCTTGTGACCCATCAGATAGCCACGCCATGCGGCTTGCACCTGCTTGTTCTGGTAGCGACCATCGTCGTCCATGACAAGTGAACCAATCGGTTTCTCGTCAGGGAACATGTCTGCGAAGTGGAACAGCAGTCCCAGTTCGAAGTCCTTGCGGGCTTGTGCGATTTCTTCATTGGTCATTTGAAGTCCTTTGCATCAGCAGTCGTGTGTCACGATTGCGTTGTTCGATGAAGCAGTGGTTGTGGGTTTTGAACAGACGCACGTAGTACGAGGGTTGTCCCCCATACTTACGTGCACGTTCTTCAGCCGAAGGGACCAGCACAATCGGCTTGTGGCAGATTGAGCAGTTCACTTGGCGTGTTCCTCGGTGAGCTTGGTGACGAGTTCTCCCATCGCATCGAGTTCATCCTCGTTGCCGATGTTGAAAGTGGGAATGCCAGCAGTCTTGGCGACACGAATGGCATGGTTGGTGCCGCCATACTGGCTGTCGATTTTCTTGGGATCTTGCCAATAGGCCACCAGGTTCACGGCTGTGTCGAGCGTGTCACGAGCCATGATGGCCACGTTCCTTGCGAACAGCAGGCGTGCACCGTCCTTGAGATCGTCCCAGTTGCCAGAGTAGTGCTCCATGGCAACCTGACGGATCTCCAGGGTCACCTGGACACGGTTGAACCGGCCATGAGGATCTTGGTGCTCACGTGCACCGTTGTAGGTCCACCAGGGCAACCAGATCTCTTGTTGGTTCTCGGGGATCGCAGCCATCCATGCTTGATCGGCTCCCTCGGCATAGCCTGAGACGCCAATCCAGCCTGCCTGGGCGAAGATTCGACCGATCTCGGTCATTTGCCCCAAGATATGCTTGGGTGTGTCTCGCGGCCCAATGCCAGCGAAACGGAGCTTGTCATGATGAAGCATAGTGTTTGGTAGGCTATCGCCTGAAAGTTGAGTTTTGGTCTACTTAGTCCTTAGTTTGACTATCCATCAACTAGAACTAAAAAGGAGGAACACCATTGCTGGTATTCCTCCTTGGTTCAGACAGATCAGAAGGTGAGCTTCTTGCTGAACGGGTTGTCCGCCGACTTGATCACGGGCGGTGCACCGTTGATGCGGCGCAGTTGGACTACGAGGTTGAGCTCGGTGGTCTCGCCCGGCTTCAGCGATGCTTCGGCGTGAGCGATCAGTTGCTCCAGCAGCTCGTTGCGTGCCGTTTGCAGCGCCACGAACTCGGGATCGTTGCCCTTGATGGCAACCTTCTGGCTGATGTCCAGCGGCAGGCCGACCGGCAGCGACACGAAGCGCTGTTCGGTGCTGCTCTCGCCACCTTCGCCGGTGACCTGGACATCGACGTTGTAGCCGATGTTGACCCAGAACTCGGACTTCGGACGTTCGTCCTGGGCGTTCTTGTTGCCGGTGTTGTTGGAAGCGGTCTTCTTGAAATCGATAGCCATGATGAAAGTACTCCTAGAAATGTCGAGAAAAGTTGAAAGTTGAGCTCGCACCATACGAACCCAACCAAAAGCGCCGTAGGCGCATGGACTCAAGCTTCGAAGCCTGGAACGAGAACGTAGTCGTAAGGCACAACCCTCCAGTGATGAGGATGGTTGTAGCCCTGCTGCTTGTAGGCGACCTCGTTGATGGCCTTGCAGATGTGCTCGGCCTGCTCTTGGTCAAGCAGCATGGGCAGGTGCTCCACGAACTTCTCGTCCGGATAGTCTCCGTTGAAGTTGTCCGTACGGACGATCTTGAACATAGCCATGATGGTGTAACTCCTTGATTTGGTTCAGTAATGTTCCTCCCCTTGGTCGGTATAGCCATGTGCCCTGGCCTGACCACGAAGCGTAGCCAGTTCGTGTTCGGACACCAGATAGAGCTTGTGGACGTTGCCCCCGGCATCGACCACACGAACCTTGGTACCGCTACGACGAGAGAAGTCGAGGTTGTCGTTGCAGGCCTTCCTTGCGTTCAGTCTGCCAGCGTCATAGGCGATCAGCCACACGATCACAAGGATCATGGTAGCTGCCACCACAGCAGCGAAGATGTCGAATTCCATGTTGAAACTCCTTGTAGATCAATGGGTTAGCGTTGCTTGCCGTTGGCGTACTTCCAGTCCCAGACCTCTTGAGGCTTGGTCTTGGCCAACAGCTCCAGATAGGTTTTGTGAGGCATGACCTTGTGGTAGCGACCAAAGATCTTGATGCTCTCACCAGAGTTGGATGCGTTCTCCAGCTTGATGAGCATGTCCTGACGATGCAGGCCAGCACCAAGCAGGTAGGCGAACGCCACCAGAATGACGACAGCGATGGCTGCGTAGATCAGTTGAGCGTGGGTGATTTCCATGATGTGTTTCTCCTAGTTAAGTCGAATGAAGGTGTCCAACAAGCCGAGCTTGAAGGACAAATGAATAGCACCACCAATGAGAAGAAGAATCCCAAGGATGGTTTCTTCAATGGTGATGCCGAAGATGAGCAGCAATGCTGCAATGATGATCATCCAGATTCCTGCCATCAGATGTTTCTCCTATTTATCTCTAATGCCAAAGTGAAAAAGTAGAAATGACAATCTACTTTTTAACTCTGAGATGTCTATCGGGAAGGAAGATCCGAAGATCTTCCCTAAGGGTAATTAGGAGATGAATCTCCTATTTACCTTTTCAGCTGTTCTTCGGTGCGAAGAGAGCGGTGTAGCGATCTTGCGCTTTGATGTACAACTCTTTGTGGTTGTTGGACTTTTCCGTGAACTTGATGATGTCCAACTGACGTTCTGCTTCTTCCATGGAGAGACGCTCGATGAGTTTCTCCTGGTAAGTTGCAACACGTGCGATGTTGTCCAGCTCTTGTTCCTTGACAAGGACATCGACATAGCTGCTAGCCATGCCAACGCCCTTGTTCACTGTACCAACGAGGTTGGTGACAGTGTTTGCAGTCTCACTGATGGTGCTGAAGAGAGCACCAATGGTGATACGAGTTGAGGACATGTGTACTCCTTGTGATGAAGGGCAATAGCGCCCAACAGAGCCGTAGGCTCAATAACAAGGGGGTACCACCCCAGTGTAGGTGTAGAACCATACCGGGGGGGTGGTGTAAGTGTAGAGGGGGCTGAGGCCCCCACACTGTCACCGTACTTCCATACCACCCAATTGAAAAGTTTTCCTACTAAAAATATTGCTAGAAATTTATCTCTCTAGCGAGATATCTTGTAGGTCTCTTATAAAAAAGCCCCCAGGTCTTTCGACGAGGGGGCTGTAAACCACTGCCAGGGAGGAAAGCAGTGGGGAGACAACTTGGTTACTGGCAGCTTTCGCAGGTGCCTTCACCGGACAGGTCACAGGCTTTGCCCAGGGGGAAGTCGTTATCGTCTTCCAGGGGGATGGCCTTCGATTCGGTGTGCAGCGTGGACTTGCCAGCGAGGCCGACACCTTCGGACACCTCGGAAACTGCATCCAGTTCTGCTTGGCATTCTTTCGAATGTGCTTGCGTGGTGTTGGTGATGCCGCAGTTCGGACCTTGGCAGGGTGCATGCTCGTAGTAGTTCATGGTCTTCTTTCTTGGTTCAGGTTGGGAAGTGGTAGCGACGGCAGGAGTCGAACCTGCAACCGACCGGTTATGAACCGGGTGCACCACCAATTGTGCTACGTCGCTGTTTGTCATGTGGCACCGGGTGTAGGGATCGAACCTACGTATGGCGGGATCAAAACCCGCTGCCTTACCGCTTGGCGA